CCACTGCTGCCGTCTGTTCCACTGGCACCACTACTTCCGTTGGCTCCGCTGGTTCCACTGCTGCCGTCTGTTCCACTGGCACCACTACTTCCGTTGGCACCACTTGTTCCACTTGTTCCACTATAACTCAAAGCATAACTTGCTGTGATAGCATAACTTGATGAAGCATATGCAAAGCCGCTCACGGTCAAATCTCCGTTAATTTCGGCATTTCCATTTACAATCAAGCCATTTGAAGCTATAAATGCGTTTTGAATCATACAACCATCTTTATATATTTAAGTGTCCATGTTCCAGATAAAGGAGTAGCCAACAAGTGTATGCTACCACCCACATTATTTACAGACAATGATACTGGCACATATCCAATTTGACTTACTTCTGTTACATAAAAACTGGAAGACACATTGTTCCAACTTGACATAACTTCATTAACTTTGATGTCAGATCCATTAGAAATAGAAACCAACCATCTTGCTGCATTTCCATCGCCAATCAATTGAGAATCTATATCAGCAGAACCAGAAATTGTTACAGAGTTTGCGGTGAATGATCCAGTAGCTCCACCATCCCCTCCACCAACAATATTCAACACTTCCAATGTACTGTTTTGATTTACGATATTATAATTTATATTTTGAGAAATTGGTGGTTGATTTGAATCAGCCAAGTTTCCATCATTAACAGACACAGATGTACGTTCTCCAGATTGTCCAATTGTACCAACAATTTTTTCATGAACATCAAATACAACTTTTCTTGGTGTAAATGCTTTTTGAACAACTGATTTATAATTTTCAAATTTATCTGGTAATAGATAAGCATTTACCATCATGCTAAATGTGCTGCGTACAATACGATCTTGACCAGCATCATTTGTTGTTTCAAAATTATAATCGCTGATACTTGTTCTAAATTTGAATCTATTTTTATCACCCCAATAATCTTCTGTAGCAAAATTTATTGCTTCTACAACAGCATTGCCTTGTTCAATCAGTTCTGTCCATATAATAAATTCATAGTTAATAATAACATGATCTGGCATTGCTACACTATAAATTTCTTTCACAGGCATAAATCCAGACATGGCAGAAAATCTATCATATTTATTCTTTTCAGAAAAATGTTTTACTGCTGGATATTGTAAGTAACGATTGAGTGTAATTAAATTATCATTGCGTTGCATGGTGCTTCTGCGAAAAGCAATAACTGGTGTTTGTATTTTACCATTATGATCTCTGATCACACCATCTTGTTGAATAGATTTCCATTTTTCTGGTGAAGCATAATTTATTGGCACTTTTATTTGACGACCAGCATCTATTATTGTAGGAGATATAACAGTATCAAGATGTGTTAAAATAGCAGTATCAATATCAATGAGTGTAACTGAAAAATTCTTTTGAGTATCTGTGTCTCTGCGTAAATCATATGCTCTATTTGGCTTGTGATTTGGACCATAAGCAGCCTCTACTACTGGCTTTTTAGATTCAGCCATTTCATGTCCATGATTTATTGGATTATGTGGTGGTTTATTTGCCACTGGTTTAGTTGTTGGTCCACGCCATGCCATAAAATTATTGATTTCTTTCCATTATATTGAGTGATGTATATTTGGTATAATGACTATTACAAACTATACTATGACTCTTGTCGCTTTGACCTCCAAGTAGCTGTTCTTGTATTACATTATCAATTTCATAATATCTATCATTCCAAGATACTACATCGCCAATTTCTGGATAAAATTCTAATTGCTTTAACATTTTTTCACGCATCTTGAAAATATGATCTTGATTTCTATTTGGTCCGAAATCGTCAAATTCTGCCGTCATTTCAGCTCTTTCAATAAGTGCAGATATTTGAACTGCTGGAAAATACCATTTACCAGTTTCTGATGAAGTTTCACCATATATATTTGTTTTGGTTTCATTTGGACAAATTTTAAATATTTGAATAAGATTTTCAATAATATTTCCCATCAATTCACCATTAAGAGAATTGATTAAGTTTAAGTCGCGTGTGCTAAAATATCTTCCTTTCATATAAATTTTTATGTTAGTGAGTATCCTGCTGCTGCTAGACCAAATCTTGCCGTTCCAACACCGGTTGTGTCATTTGCTGCAACACCAGTATTACTTACAAGATTGGTCATTGAAACTGCAACCGTGGTATATCCATACCCAAATATTGCTTTATCACTACCATAACCCGCCGCTGCAAGAGAATCTCTCCCAGTACCAACACCAGTCGTGTCTGTGGCTACAACACCTGTATTACTTACAAGATTGGTCATTGATACTCCGACAGAACCATTATATCCATATCCAAATAGTGCTTTGTCTGTTCCATAACCTGCCGCCGCCAAGACCCACCTTGCAGTCCCAACACCCGCTGTATCATTTGATACAACACCGGTGTTACTTACAAGATTGGTCATTGATAAACCTATACCATTATATCCATATCCAAATATAGCTTTATCTGTTCCATAACTAGCAGCTGCTGGACCAAATCTAGATGTGCCAACACCCGTTGTGTCATTTGATACAACACCTGTGTTGCTTACCAGATTAGTTATTGAATAAAATGTTGTAAAACCTACCGTACCATATCCAAACAGTGCTTTGTCTGTTCCATAACCCGCCGCTGCTAGAATTTGTCTCGCCGTACCGACACCGGTCGTGTCTGTTGCTACAACACCCGTATTACTAACAAGATTTGTCATTGAATAATGTGTAGTGCCATTATATCCATATCCAAATATTGCTTTGTCACTTCCATAACCAGCCGCTGCTAAACCACGTCTCCCAGTTCCAACCCCCGTTGTGTCAGCTGCTACAACACCTGTATTACTTACAAGATTTGTGATTGTAGTTAAAACGGAACTATTATCTCCATATCCAAATATAGCTTTTTGTGTTCCTGATACAATAATAGGATCAGCAAATACTTTTCTAAATTTTAATCCACTTGGTGCTGGTATTGAACTTGAATAACTTGCTGCTGCTAGAGCGGCTCTTGCTGTACCAACCCCCGTTGTATCTGTTGCTACAACTCCTGTGTTGCTTACAAGATTTGTCATTGAGTAGTAAGTTGCGCCATTTTGTCCATATCCAAATATAGCTTTGTCTGATCCATAGCCCGCTGCTGCCAAACCACTCCTCGCCGTTCCAACGCCAGTTGTATCGGTTGCTACAACGCCTGTATTACTAACAAGATTGGTCATTGAAAATGTGACAGAGCCATTATATCCATATCCAAATATAGCTTTATCTGACCCATAACCCGCTGCCGATGGATATGATCTACCCGTTCCAACACCTGTTGTGTCTGTTGATACAACACCAGTGTTGCTTACTAGATTGGTCATTGATAAAGTAACATATCCATAACCAAATATAGCTTTATCGGTTCCATAGCCAGCTGCTGCTAGAGCGGGTCTTGCTGTACCAACTCCCGCTGTATCAGTTGCTACAACGCCGGTGTTGCTTACTTTGTTGGTCACTGACTGATCGACCACAGCGTTGTTTCCATATCCAAAAATTGCTTTGTCAGTACCATACCCAGCCGCCGCTATTTGATTTCTTGCTGTACCCACGCCGGTCGTGTCATTTGCTACGACGCCCGTATTACTAACCAGATTTGTCATTGAAAATACGACAGAACCATTTTGTCCATATCCAAATATAGCTTTGTCGGTGCCATACCCCGCCGCTGCTAGTAGATATCTCGCAGTACCAACACCCGTTGTATCATTTGCTACAACACCATTGTTGCTAACAAGGTTGGTCATTGAAACATTGCCGCCACTATACCCATACCCAAATATAGCTTTTTGTGTAGTTGGAACATTACTAATATTCTTATATTTTATTCCACCGGGCGCTGGTATTGTAGTTATTGAAAATCCCGCCGCTGCTAGACCATATCTTGCTGTTCCCACGCCCGTTGTGTTATTTGCTACAACACCAGTGTTGCTTACCAGATTGGTCATTGATAGAACCGGACCATTATCTCCATATCCAAATATAGCTTTATCTGATCCATAACTTGCTGCGGCTAATATATATCTGGCTGTGCCAACGCCAGTTGTATCGGTTGCCACTACACCTGTATTACTTACAAGATTGGTTATTGACGCATAAGCAGCGGCGGTATATCCATACCCAAATATTGCTTTGTCACTACCATAACCGGCTGCTGCTGGACCTTGTCTTGCTGTTCCAACACCCGTCGTGTCTGTTGCTACTACACCCGCATTGCTTACGAGATTGGTTACTGCCGTAACAGTGCCCGTGGTTCCATATCCAAATATAACTTTGTCATTTCCATAACCCGCCGCTGCTAGTTGAAATCTGGCTGTGCCAACACCCGTTGTATTACTCGCCACAACACCTGTATTACTTACCAGATTGGTTGTTGCTGTACCACTAGCCGTCCTTCCATATCCAAATATAGCTTTGCCCACTCCATAACCTGCTGCTGCTAATTCATATCTAGCCGTACCAATACCGGCTGTATCAGTTGATACAACTCCTGTATCACTTACAAGATTGGTCATTGAAACATATGTGGTTGAGTATCCGTATCCAAATATTGCTTTGTCTGTACCATAACCCGCTGCGGCTAGAGAATATCTTGCCGTTCCAACACCCGTCGTGTCTGTTGCTACTACACCCGTGTTACTAACAAGATTTGTCATTGAAACAGCGACACTTGTAGCTCCATACCCAAATATTGCTTTTTGAGTTCCTGCTAAAACAGTTGGTATATTACTTCTATTTAAATATTTTATTGGCATATACTTTTATGGAAATATCAACTTTTTCATTTGTTCTGATGTGATTGGTTCATCTTCGCGTATGCGAATAATTTTGTATCCTTTATCAGCAGCTATTTTATTTTTTAGCTCATCTACTCTCATACTCTTTTTTTGAAATATATACTTTGCATCTTCAGCAGTTTTTGGATGCCAAAATGCTCCATCAAATTCAAATAAAATATTTTCATCTGGCAGATATGCATCATAAAATCTACCACCCATTGGATATTGATGAATAAAATACACACCAATTTCATCAAGCATATTATAATACTTTATTTCTAATGAAGTAAAATTTGTTGGCGGCTTCATAGTTTTCTTCACACCAACATACTTTAGTCGTCGTCTTTCACCTTTGGACATTATCATATCTAATATAGAAAAAGGTTTCATTTTTTAACCAATATAAATTCCAAGCGGAACTTTTTGTAGAGTGGATAACATCTGTTGTGCTTCTGCTTCACGCATTTCCATCTGAGCCTTGCGACCAGTTGCTTCTAAATTCTCTCTCAACTGTGTAATCAAATCTGTTTTTTCAGCAGATGCTTCTTGACGCAGTTCAGCACCATCCAATGTAACTTCTGCACCTGGTATTGGAATCGTTTGATACTTTTGACGAATACTGCCCAATAGTTCTTTGCACAATGCTAAAAAGTATTTTCTTATCCATTGCTTGCCAACACTATTGATGCCACTGTATGGAATATTATTGTATGGAACATTGCTATAATCTCCAATGGTATTGGAAGAAACATACGAACCGCTTGCTGTATAAAATGAACCAGAATTATAAATGCCCTGACTGTCTCTGTCTTTAACAAGCAGATACTCAAAATACATCTTGTAGTCATAAGTAGGAATTGGAAATATTTTTACTTTATTATTAACCAATTCAAAGCTATATCCAGATTTACGAACCAAATCATTGAACTCAATTGCTTGCATACGCAACAAATCTTCAAATATTGGTGTCATCAAAAATTGAGTAGCAGGAGAATAACCAGCAAATCCCATTTCATTTAATACATTGCTGTAACTCATACCTGTCATACTAAATGGATCATATATACGAGCGGATGCTGGAGGTGAGTTATGAAAAATTCTGCGAATTTCAATTCTATCAAAACTTTCACTCACATCTCCCCACAATGCTTGTAGATCATATGATTGTTGTCCTTTTTGAACATCAACATAACCTTTTTTCCAATCCACATTTCCACCCACACCAAACTCTGTGCCATATCCATTAGCTAATTTTATGAGTTGTGGCAATCCACTGCCAGCCACATTTGTTTGAGTAAGATTTACATTTGCGGAAGTTCCTTGTAGCACACCAATATTATTACGAATATTAAATTGATTTACTTGTGCTCCATATTCATTCACAGCTTCTTCAAAACATGCATAAAAATTTATGTCTATCATTTCAATATCAACAATGGGATAACCCAAACGAGTTGCTGCCCATCTGGCAGCATTTGGTGCTTCTGATATGAATTGCGAGTCGGTTTCATAAAATCCAAATGGAGTACTTCCGGTTGTGATAGCGGAGCCAGAACCAGGCCAGCGTACTCTGTCAGAATCAATATTGTAATTTATACTTGTGTCGGGCATTTTATATAAATATGAATCTGTTCGGATTTACATCGGTATATTTATTATACGCATAGAATAAATGTTTCATAGATACTTATAATATATATGCGTATAATAAAACTGAAAGATCTGTTACATGAACAAAAACTCATTGAAGCCGTGGCAGATTTACCGCCAGTCAAACTTGTTGCACCTCCCGCACAACATGCATATGCACAGCCAGCGGGGGATGGCGCAGGAAAGCCATATACTCAGCATAATATTGATTTTAGCGACAGAGGAGACACAGGCGACTTAACAACTCGCGCTGTGAATATAATCAAGCAATTTGAAAACAACATCAACAATCCAAAAGGTGGATATAATAAAGTCAAGAAATTATGGTTTCCACATAAAAGTGTTGAAGGCGGCAGTGACACAATTGCTTATGGTCACAAAATTCAACCAAATGAAGATTTTAGCAAAGGTATAACTGACGATGATGCATTGAAATTACTTGAAAAAGACGCTAATAAAAAGATTGATGTTGCCAAAAAACATATAGAAAAATTTGATAGTATGCCATTAACCGTGAGAATTGCAACAATCAATGCATTATATCGTGGTGACATGGGACCAAAAACAATAAAGTTGTTGAACCAAAACAAGTTTGCTGATGCTGCAAAGGAATATTTAAACCACAGAGAATATCGCAGCACAAACAATCGTGGTGTAAAAAAACGTATGGACTGGAACGCTGCTGTATTTAAAGCAGCTGGTTAAATTATTTCTTTGTTAAGCTAGACCAATCTTTTTGATCTGCTTTTGACTTTTCCAATTCATTTTGTTGTTTTTCTGGCAACTTTGGATTGAAATTTATTCCAGTCTTGACTTCTATCTCTGATATAGATACAATATATTTATGAAGGTCTTCAACTGGCAGTGGAGCATTAGGAAACATAAATGCAATACCCTTGTTTGATTTTGAATCTACAATAACTTTCCACATATAATCTGGAATACCAACTTTGTTATTACCAATTTCTTTATATCCTTTGTTATAAAATGTGCCAGTTATAACATATACATCTTTGCCTTCAATTACCCAATTTCTAACAGCAGTTTCCAATTGTTTCCAAATTCCTCTATTATGATTAGGAACTTGAGGAACCATATTAGAAAGAAAGAAACTTTCACTCATAACATCATCATTTTGAGTATTGTCTCCAGCAGGCACAAGATGACCACGATCAAATGGATTTCCAGCATAATCACTTAATAATGATTGATGTTGCTTTGCTATTTCTGGGTCTGGTCTAAAATCATCTTTACGTTTTGATTTTCCATTGATCTTTTCAAGTGTTGGATGTTCTACAACATATTCAGCTGTTTTGGTATCATAGCGATAATGTATAGCATAATTCTTTTTGATTATATACTGAGTATCTTTTACAATTTTGCTGATTGGCGCACCATTCACAACAAATTGAGATGCTTTGTCATCAATTGGATTGGCAACCAAAACAGTAACCAATGTTAACAAACACAATGAATAGTAATATATTTTCTTCATAAGCATGGTATAATATATATTATATATACGGTTACTTTTTCAACTTGTTTCTGTGATACTTTACTGCCGCAGTTGATATTCCATACTTGTCAGCAATCTGTTTACTAGACAATTCTTGATTAGATATATCAAGTAAAAATTCTTCTTTTCTACCTTTTAGTGCATTTCTTCCACGGCTCACACTATCTCCTCTAGTCGATTCTACAACGATCTTTTTTCCTTTATTTTTATTTACGTGGCTATAATTGATTTTACGAGATGATAGCATTTTACGACGTTCTTGATATTTTTGAGTACCAATTTCTTGACCATTTCGTTCTACAAACCATTCAAGAGAAAAACGACCTTTTGCTTTGTTTTTAAGTTTTTCTATTGATTCGTCTGTGTGATTTTTTCCAAACATTGCATTATTTTCTCCCGACGACATCAGTCTGTTTTTTTCTCGCATAGATTCTTTGTTTGGATTGTGTGTAAAATTGTCACCCCCACCGGCATGTTTTCCAATATTATACCCGATTGATTTATATGGTTGAAGTGTGTCTAGATAATATTGTTCTCTTTCAAAGCACTTTTCCGGAGAACATTCTTCTAATATTGCGATAGAAAATGCTTTTTCGCCATGCTTTTCCCACGAGCGTTGTAATATTATATTTACATGAGTTTTATTGTTTAAATCCCTCCTGTGATCCAAAAAACGCTGATCTATATCTATAGAAGATCCGACATAAAATTTTCCAGTTATTTCATTTGTTATTTTGTATATTCCAGATTTTACCATAAATAGATTGAGTTATACTCATAAATACATACCAGTCCAACCAAAAAGCAAAATAAATAAACAAAAAAAGACCGCCCTTTCGAGCGGTCTTTTTTATAAAATCTCTGTTTAAGAGATGAACTATTATACTTCGTCCAAGTTGCCGATAACAATTTTCCCAAAAAATTCCGGGCGGAGCATCTTCTTGGCATAACGTGTCATTACGCCACGACGTGGAGTAAAGTTCACTGGGTCATACACCAACGGTGTTTGAATCAGTGGAATGTATGGAGCGTAAACAGCGCCGGTTTCTAGGAAGTTTGTTCCACGGAAACCTACCAACATAACATTGTCTGTCATGTATGGGTTCTTGTATACTGTCCAACGGTTGCTCAGAGCGCCAACTTTGGCAACGCCCATTGCGAACTTGGCTTGGTCGCCGTCCGTGTTGGTACTGAAGCCTGGAATGGATTCAATGATTGTAGCAACGTCTGGTGAGCAAACTAGGAAGTTTGCACCGCCGCGCAGTGTCAATTGGTGAATCTTGTTCGAGACCTTTTGGATCTTGTTGCCCAAGGTTTGGAACCATGTGCTCTTGACATATGCAGTGCGGTTAGCAGCTGTGTCTTGGAACTTACCAAGAGTAGCATTGTATTCAGCGCCAACGCGAGCTGACCAGAATTCAGTTGTGGCAGCTGGAGCAGCTGTGACCAACATGTCCAAGATTTCCAAATCAATTTCCATCGAAACGTATTCAGATAGAAGAGCGGTTAGCTCGGCTTCTGCGTCGATAGAGTGATATGCATTCAAGTCTTGAGCCAATTCTGGTGTCCAGACGGCTTTCAACTTACGAGTCTTGGCAACAATGGCTTCGCTCTTCAGTTCCAGATTGACTTCTGGAATACCAATGTCGTTTGCTACGCCAGTGGCGTTTGGCAATCCAGCACCTTGATCTTCAAAGTCACCACGGGAGGTGGCTTCTGGTTGCTTATGATAAGCAACAAGCACGGTTGGGGTTGCTCCAATTGCGGAACCAGATACGACGAATGTTACAACGTCAGTGGCTGTGTCAACAGTGGTGAATGCTGGATAGAAATCAACGATTCCAGAACCAGAAACGGTGAAAGCTCGGATGCCTGTTGCATCATAGCCTGTACCTGTCAAGTCAGCGGTAACGCGGAATATTTGGGTAGCATCTACAGACGCGGAAAGTTCTGGAACGAACTTTGCGTCGAGCCAAGAACCAGTAGCAGCAGTTCCGGTTAGGGACGTTGTTGAGTCATTCATGGTATAACCGAAACGACCTTGGCCATATAGACCATTGGTTGCGCTATCGGTAGAACCCAACTTGGTGCCTGTACCGCCGAACAGCGATTGTCCGCTGAAGCTTGGTTTACCGGCTTGGTTGGAACCATATTTGAAGTCCAGATAGAATACTAGACCAGAAGGAAGATTCATCGGTTGAACCGATACAAATTCCTTGGCTGCGATTTCAGCGAAAACGCGACGAACCAGTGGTAGAGCAACGCCCGCCCATTGTTCGGAATTGGCGGAGGTACCTGTGCGGGTAGCTTCGTCAATTAGTTGCTTTGCTTGATTTTCCAAAAGGATAGACATGTGTGACTTTTCCATGTCGGTCTTGATGCCTTCTAGAAGCCCTGTTTTTTCCCATTTGGTCATTAGACCACGGGTTTGAGACATTAGTTGAACCATTGGGTTCGATGTCTCGCTTAGTAGTGATTTGATGTCTGACATAATAATTTCCTATATTTAGGTGTTGATTGTTTTTACTTACTTATTTACTGCGAATACCGGCCAATTTCTTAAAGCGGTTTGCCATTTCGGCTCCTTCTGTAAGAACAGCGGCTTTTGTCGGTCTTGTTGATGCAACTGGCTTGGAGGCGAGTCCTTCGGTGATGGATCTAACAGTTTGAGAAACAACCTTTTTAGTGGCTGGTGCTGCAACAACTGTCTTTTTTCCACCGAAATTAAATGATTCGGCCAACGTAGCGTAAACAAGTTTGGCTTCACGAACCGATTTCGTGAGGTCAAATGACTCGATTACTTTTAGTTTTTGCTCATTGTTTAGGCTGGCTTGTTTGAACAACTTGTTCGTATACAACAGCTTGGCATTGAGCAGGTTAACTTCATTGATGCGGTCCCGTAGATAAACGACTGCGCTACGGTATTCTGCTAGTTCCTTCTTCAACGAAATATTTTCTTTGACGGTTTCTTTTTCTTCATCGTCGTCGTCTTTTGATTTACCAGCTTTTTTGGCTTGGTAATCAGCAAGACCCTTTGGAAGCTTTCCTTCTTCAATTTCTTCTTCGGCGTCTTTATCGTCCGTTTCAGATAGAAGTTCATCAAGATCGACTATTTCGTCGGATGCTTCGGAAACTGGAGCCTCTTCAGCTGCCACATCTTCCATGCCACCAACGTCATTCAGACCGTCTTCCAATTCTTTTAGGATTTCATCCAAAGAAGCTTCATCAACTTCTTCGTTTTCTTTCAAGGCTGTTGTGTCATTGTCATATCCGCCGTTGGATACTTCATTTCCTTGACCTTGTGGATCATCAGTCTTGTGACCATTTGTGGTCTTGGTATAGTCCGACGACGCTTTTGCGTGTTTCTTGGCGGCTGGTAGAGAACCTTTGGTTCCGCCGATTGCGGCTCCAACCGACTTTACCATCTTCTTACCTGGATCTTCTGTGTTGTGACCCTTGGTGGTCTTTTTGTAATCACCAGAAGCTTTTTCACCTTCGGTCATATATCCAGTGTCATCTTCAATATTTAGTTCAGACAACTCATCTTCGCCACCCATATCATCGGTTGGCAATGGAGCTTCTGGTGCTGGAGCAGCTTCGCCACCCATATCATCCATTGGCAATGGAGCTTCTGGTGCAGCCATTTCTTCGCCACCCATATCATCGGTTGGCAATGCAGCTTCTGGTGCTGGAGCTTCTGGTGCTGGAGCTTCTGGTGCTGGTGCGACTTCTTCTTCGCCTTCCATCTCGGCACGTAGCTTTTCAGACAACATGCTTTGTAGTTTCGGAGCAAAGTGCTCTTCGAGAGCAGCTTTTGCGTTTGATAGAGCAGTGGCACGAACGGCTTTGGCGTCGGCAATTGCTTGTTTTAATAGATCTGACATAATAGTTTTATCCTTTTTGGTTGATGAAACTATTAGAGTTTCAAATGAAATTTTGAACTGTCTCGCACTAAATAATAGTGCATTTTATAATAAATAAATATATACACACTTACAAAAAACGTAAAAATATATAATATTATTTACTTTTTTGCAATTTTACTGATTGCTGGACCAGTGCCTTCGTTCAAATCTTTAATTTCAAAGTAACGACCCAATACATGCCCACCATCTTCATATAATGCTTCCATACGTTGTTGAACAGTGTGTGCTTCTTTAGCAAGTTTGTTGAATTCTTCACTAACACGGCGCAAATCTTTCATGTTGCGTGACACAGTGTTTTTATCAAACCAATCGTCACCAGTTTCACTGAGAGTAAATTTTTCAGCAGCTTCTGTAATCTTGCTTAATGTATGAGCAATCTCCATCAAATTACCTTCTGGTGGACGACGCAAAAGATTTCCATATTCGTTATAACGGCCAATGGAATCAAGTGCAGATTTCTTTTCTTCATTAGTCCATTCTTTTTGTTGAGCATTGTTGGTTGGTTGGTCAATACCTTCAATCAGAGGTCTTAGTTTAAGTATTTTCATAAAAATTATTAAGCTGATGGTTCTTCTTCAGTTTCTTCTGGTTGTTTGGTTGCCATTGTTTTCATAGAAGACAACAGTTCTGGAAAACCTGGAATTACTCTGTATGATGCAGTTTCTTCACTAAATGCATTGATGTCTTCTGGAGTGGTGATTTTTAGTTTTTGTACCATTTCACCGGCCAGTGCATCAATTGTATTGGTCTTGAACGCATGATCCAAAATCTTTCCTAATAGAAATTGTGTACCAGAATTGGAACCAAGTTTTATATAAGAATGTTTTTTGATTTCTTTTTCGGCTTGATCTTTTTCAGCTTTGGCTTTTTCTAGTTCTGCTTTTGCTTCGGCAGCGTCAGCCTGCGCTTCTTCAGAATCTTCTTCTGTACCACCTTCTTCTCCACCAAGTCCTGCGAGTGCATCATCACCAGCGTCTTCTTTTCCACCATCGGGCGGTGCATCAGCACCTGCATCTTTACCACCCGCGTTTGCTTTTGGTTCATTGGTTGGTGCTTCATCTTTGCCTCCTAGTGGTGGTAATCCGCCAGCATCTTCTCCACCAGCATCATCTGCTGGATTCTTTTTTTCATCACCTTCTTTTTTCAAAGTTTTCTTTGCAACTTTTTTATTTTTCTTGGCTTCTTCAAGAATATTCCAATCAACGCCTGTTATACGACCTTGAGTAGCTTTTTGAGATATACCAGAGATAAGTTGTTTTAGAAATGGATTTGTGATTTTGTTGCTCATATGTTATAAATATATATCAATTTATGTAAATTGTGTAAAATTAGTTATTTGGCTGCCAATAACGACCTTTACCAAATATTTTTTCAGCCGCAGAAACTGCACCAGTATAGTCTCTACCAATTTTATGTTTGATTCCCCATTTGCTACTCTTGAATTGAGTCAAACCATATTGTGTAGCAATTGATTCTTTACCAGACGGAACATTGAAGAATGTAATACCAGCCATCTTTGGTTTGTTTGAGTATTGTCCTCTTTCTTCTTTGTCTTCTTTGTCATATGCAGAACCACCAAGTTTTTCTTCTTCACCTTCTTGCATATACAATTGATCGTCTTGAATTTTTTCATGAACCAATTCATTATTTTGATCATCCAACTCTTCAATTTCTTTATCGCTGAGTGGTGTACCATCCATATAATTTGCAGCAGAAATATAAGCATCAGAAAAATCCGGATAATCTCTACGATCAACTCCGTCAATTTCAATTGATTTTTCATCAACTGCCTTGCCATTTAGCATAAGAGGTGTTGATTTATTTTCTTTCATCATCTTCTTTGCGATGTTGGAAAGATTGCGACCCTCATACATGTCATCGCCATCGCCATATTTTTTTTCTAAAACATCAACTACTTTATAGAACAAATTTTCTTGTTTTTTGTTTCCCATTGAATTCCAAAATGCTTGAAGCTTTTTGTTTTTTGGATCGTTTATGACAAATTCCTCGAAATCATCATAAGATATGTTTTCTGGAGAATCTACATCAACATAGTTCATCCAATCTTCTGCTTTTTTTGCAAGAGATTTTATCAACTTGGCTTCATTACCACCAGCGGGAGCATTGGTTGGAGTTGCCGTTTTTGATGAAAGTTTGTAATTTACTGGAGTTGGTTGGTCGTCACCATAATAATCTGGGTCTGCTTTCAGTGCTTTATTATATAAATATGTTGACACCATATCATGTATTTCGTTCTTCTGCTTGCTGCTCAACTTGTTCCAAAAATTTAGAATCTTTTTGTTATTGGAATCTTCAATTGCGGACTGTAGCCCATAAATATCAATGTCGTGTGCAGCATCAAGACCAATCATATCTTGGTACTTGGTGGCTTCTATAGCAAGATATTGCACAATTTTCTTGATTTCTGTTTCGTTTGGTGCTGTTGCTTCGTTCATATAATTTAGCGAGTTTAATTTTAGCGAGTTTCTGACAATATATCACGAATGATATTTTCAATTTTTAAATATTTGTTGATGTCTTTGCGATCTTGATTGCCGCCAATCAATTGTTTTTCACGATCTATGCCTTCGGCAAGATTCATATAAGCACCACGTGTGCTTGGTGAAGATACAAGGTCAAAACACAATAGTTCAAAGTCATCTTGTACTTCAACAGTGTTTTCATTCACATTGCGAACACTTCCCAAACCTCGACTGCTAATACCAATGCGAATATTGTTTTTAATCAAATCTCTTGCAATATTACCACTTGGTGTTGTTAAAATTTCAATTGTACCAACCACAGTATCACCTTCCCAGTGACATTCTGTAACATTGTGACATACATTCTTTAAATTTATCACACTGGATTCTGGATGATCAAGTTCGCCCAAAGCACGACGTTCTTTGATGATTTGTTGATATTTTTCAACTTCACGCTCTAATACTTCGCGTGGATATACACGACCATTATGATTCTTTTCACCGGCTTTTTGTAATGGACCTTTGAGAACCAATGGACCACCAGTATTTGCTTTTGCTTCTGTAAGCATCTGCGGAGTAATATCAAATGGTATAAAATCTACTAATAGTTGTTTGCTCATATTATTTGCTTGGTACAATGTTTCGTTTAGAATTCATACCCATAACTTGTGGATATTGAATGCCGCCAACTTGACCGCGTGTCAAACTTGCTGGTGCTTGTGATTTTGCTTGAGGAGCATCATTTACTTGTATTTGTGAATCATCCAAATAATATTCATTTTCTGATTCATTGCCTTCTTTTCCAATGAATACAATATAATATTTGTCTTTCATATAACGAACATCAATGTTATTGACAGAAACGTTATATTCTTTTTCAATTTGACCAACACTGCCTTTGGATGCTTTTACAATTACATTCTTTTTTAGAAATGATTTCTTTAGTTCATCAGCCAGTTTCTTTACAGCAGCATCTTCTTGAGTTTCCAATGATGTCTTGAAATTCTTAAACTGATTAGAAATGTCAAGCATCTTGGCATTTGGTGTAGCAGGTGGTGTGACTGCGTTTGGTGCACGACCTGTTGACATACCACCAGCGGCAGATGGATTGTTGCCCCATGTGTCTTCTTTCAAAATCTTTTTAGCAATGTCTGTTAGATTCATAAATTTTATTTTTTTCCCATTCTGTTGATTCTTTTGGCAATTTCTTTCAATCGACCATGAATTTCTTTCATGTCTGGTTGAGTACGTGCCCACAAACTTGTGGCTGGAACATTTGCTTCTGTCTTGAGACGTTCACAGATGTTTAATAGATATTCAACTTCATTAAGCATTTTTTTTGCTTGATTGATGCCATATGAAATCTTGGCATGATTTTTCATCATGTCACTATCTTTGAAATTACGATACCGACTGCGACCTTCCATAATACCAATATCACGACGCAGTGTCAGTGTTTCACCTTCACCAACTGTTGTATCATCTGTGTCTTCTTTGCCCACAACTTTGCCACCTGGCATACTACGTTCGGCTGTTTTCTTTTTGCTTTTATGACCACGAAATGCCGCCGGTGTTTGATAACCAGCAACAGCACCCGTTGATGTCATTTCTTCAATGACTTCTTCAACTAATTCACGGATGATTTTTTTGGCGTCGTTCATATTTTATTTTCCAATATATCCAACAAATGTATGATCTGACGGAGCATTGTTTACAATATACCAAGCCGATATGTCTGTAACGCTGTCGATTCCCATATCTCTAACATCTTCTCCTTGCATTAATGTTGCTTTTGTCCAATTATTTGCTACTGATATGTCACAACGATTTGCAACAAGTTTATATGGCTTTAAACTATACAACTCTTTAGAATCAACAAAATAAATGTATTTTCCAACAACCTTTTGTGGTTGTGTGGCTTCATTTATTGTTTCTCTGATTAGTTGTTTTAGTTGTGATTTTTTCATATTACTTTAGGTTTTTTAGTTCTTTTACAAGTTCATAGCTCAACATTAGAGCCATGATTTGATTTTCTTTGACCAATGTACCCTTGGATATCTTGTCCAATTGATTTAATGTTTCATCAAGCTTGATGCGAACAACATCATTGCTTACATGCGATTTGAGTTCATTGATTTCTTTGCGAACAATTGGAACTTCATTATTGATATATTGACGCAACGAGTTTGTGTTGCTGATATTATTGATATATTCACGAATAAGAATTTTTTGCTTTTCATCCAATCCTTTATATTTTTCATTGAATGAATCAACAAGCAATTTATAAGCAAGCAAACGAACATCTTCATTTTGTTGCTGATATACTTTGACCAAATCTTTCTTTTCATCTTCACTAACCAAACGAGTTGGTGTTTTTGGTGCAGCAATACTTTCTACAATACATGTACGAGCTTTGAAAATTTCACGAGGATCACAATCAACTGAATTTACACTTTCTTCAAATACTTTATAAATACTAGCAAGCAATTTATAGTTTGAAATACTACCTTTGAGAAAATCATCCAATGGATAGTTTTCACGAATTTCTTTTATCAAATTATACTTTTGTAGATTTAATGCACGTTCATCCAACTTTGTTCTGGTGCGAATAATTTGCTCAAGTAGTCTATCAGCAGAAGTTTGATCCTTGGTCTTATCTTCCATTATAATACGATATAATCTATTTTCTCTACCAAGTTCAGTAGATTCTGAAAAATAATCACGCAATATTGCATTAGCTTTTGAATCCTCCTGACCATTTAGAATGTCGGCGGTTACTTGACGCACCAACAGTTCAAATAGTATTCCAGCATTCTTATACTTAGAGTGTTTCAGCTTCTTCATACGGTTTTATTATTTATAAATATGTGTGTGGGTGATAAAAACTCATATTTTAGAGAGGTTTATCATCATCAATTATATTAGACTCATCCATAATAGATTTTTCTTCGGCTATTATTTTCTTGTTTTTATTATTATACTTGTCCATCAACGACTTTTTTATACTTTTAAGATCTTCGTCCATGCTACCCAATGGGGAACCTCTGTATATATGAGTTGTTCTGCGATCAGACTTGGACTTTTCTTTGTTTTGTCCGTTGCCAAGAATATCTTCGCCGCGTGTTTTTGTGAATGTGTCACTATATTCTTCTTTTTTTCCTTCTTGACTTGGGCGAATTCCTCGTTCGCGCTCTTTGCGAGTTTCTTCATCCAGAATTGGTTCGTTTGCGTTCTTTTCTTCTTCCAGTGGAGGCAAGCCGCCGGATTCTTCACCACCGCCACCAGCGTCTTCGCCACCGCCACCAAGGTCTGGTAGACCGCCAGCATCTCCACCGCCACCACCCATGTCTACCCCACCACCACCTCCACCTTCACCAGACTCGCCGCCACCGGTGGTCAAAGATGGATCACTGCCTTCATCAGTAATCTGTTGAATTCTCCAACCTTCTTTTTTGTCTTTTATGACTTCTTGTTGCAGATCTTCAACATCATCGCCGGACATATTGAATATATTATTATACAACCATTTTTTGCTGAACATGTTGCTTTCCATCATATCAGAAGCAAGATTCACTTTATTCTGCCAAATTTCCAGCTTTTCTTGTTCAAAGATGGTAGAAGGATTGCTCAATTCCAACTCAAAATCAACCAACGACGCATCTTGATATCCTTGTACATACAAATGAACAATAGCAATCTTGGTCAGTTCAGAAACAAGAATACGTTGAATACGCCCAATGGTACGAGCAAAACGAACATCTTCTGCTGCCAATGTAGCCTTGCCAGAAATACTTTCATCATAACCCAAGAATGCTTTTGGAATCTTGAGTGCTGCCATCATTTTATTACGAACATATTCCAAGTCATCAATACCAGTAAATTCCATGCCAGGTAATGTATCAATCTTTGTGCCACTGTCTCCACCACGAACTGGTAGATAAAAATCCTCAACCATATTGTTTAGATTGAAACGAAGGTTATAATCACCAGTCTTTTCATCAATATATGGCACTTTTTTAACTTGGGTGATAATCTTTTGCATGGCGGCATCAACTTCACTTGGTGCAATATTACCAACATCAATAGAGAAAATACGCTTTTCCGGAGCCTTCATGATACGATGAATCAACATGGCATCTTCCATGAGACTCAATTGCTTCCATACACGACGTGCTGGCTCAATCATACTCTTGCCATATGGCAAAAAGTTACTGTCGCTCAACAATCTAAAATGAGCAATTTCAAAGTTTTCATACTCCATGCCACCGCCCATACCATCATGCTGATATTTGACATAGTTAAGATTTTTTGGATCACTACCTTCAATACGAGTCAATTCATATGGACTGATTGGATGCACCAAGTGAATGCCATATTCTGGTGATATTTCCAATCTCAAGAAAAAATCACCATATTTACACATGTTGCGAGTCCAACTCCACATATTGAACTCAACATTTAAAATATCATAAAACAAATTGTTGAGAATCTTTTTGATGTTTTCATTCTTTGAGCGAATTGTAAGAACATTACCAAACTCACTTGGTACAAGACATTCATCTGAGTAAATATCCAATGCAGATGCAATGATTGGGTCCATGTCCATCACATCATAATCTCTAAACAATTCTAAACGACTTGCTTGATATGCCATAGACATATCGCGATTATGCAAATTGTATGTACTACTTCTTAATCTATTGAAACGATCACGCAAACTATTTCTGTCTGTTGCGTATTGAATTTCATCTGTGTCTATAACTTTTATCTTTTTTCCACCAACATGACGCACGAGCACGTCCGTTGAGAACATCTTCTTTAGTCTTGTGAATATATCTTTTTGTTCTGCCATAAGTATGTATATATATGAGCGTCTATTCTATAAATATATACTCATGATATTTTTATAAGATATATCATCACAGCAGCCATGTTAGGTCTTCTGTTTTACTTTGACCACCCACACCACTTGGACCACCAATACTCATTTTCCAAGGATTGCTGTAAACTCCATAAGGATTATTACCAGATTTGTGCAATGCCACCATGTTATTTTTTATCTGTTCGCTTGAAGTAGAACCTATCTTTGATATTATAAGACGAGTAGATTCATCTGCTTCTTTTCTCAATCGCAATGCTACATCTCTTATCCATAGTCCAATAGCCATTGACAATACAAGGTCATCATTGTAACCAGTCATGGCTTCTGCTTTGGCAGATGATCCACCGGTGTTTTTCCAGATGAATACATTCAGTTCTTCCAACAATCGCTTGCTGTGTATGATTACTTCTTTGTTGCGAATATAACTTTCAAGCTTGGATATTAGAAGCGGTCTAGACTTGTTGGATGTGGTAAAGCCCGGTGTCATTTTGCGTTCTTGGGCATTTAGCTTGTTTGTGGATTGAGATTCTATATCTACATATTGTAAATCTGATGAACTATAAAATAGATTTGGATAGTTGCTGTCTAATACAACTTGTATAACTGCCCATCCTACATTGGCATTTTCTATAACAAGTAATGCTTGATTATATTCAGTTGCAATTGTCATGAGCAATCGAGCATAATCACTTGTGGGTATTTTTCCTTTATATTCCGCTACTTGTTCCATTGTTTCTATTTCCAACACTTGACACGCACTAAAGTCGGCGGCATCTCCTCGACCAACGTCGGCACTTATCATATAACTTTTACCAGCTTCTGGATATTTGTATATCCACAATCCTTTGTCATGTCCGCGCTTTTCTGTTGGATCAATGGCATGATTTTTTTCATACCATTCTATTAGTGGAATATCAATAACGGTGTTGCCTGACGTACTAAATTCACAATCACATTCTTGTGCCGCACCTTTTTCACCAGACAACTTTGTTTGATCATCGCGCCATTTTTGATCGCGTTCTGGATGATGATTCCACGGTAAGCTGATGCGATTCATGTTGTTTAGACCAGATTCGCTTTCTGTCCACATTTTGTGAAACCAATTGCCCACACCATTTGGTGTAGACAACACAACCGCTTTACCGCCAGTAGCCAATGTGTATTGTGAAGACAACCATATTTCGTCGATATTGTCAATGAACGCAGCTTCGTCAATGATCAGCAAAGATGCGGCACCTGAACGACCGGCTGTACCGGCTGATGAAATAGCAACAATCTTGGAGCCGTTGGATAGTTTCAATGACAGTCGATTGTCTTCTGATTCTCGCAGTTTTAACCAACTTGGTAGATTGTCATTTGCAAAACGAACTTTGGTTACAATTGCCTTGGATGTTTCTTGTGTGATGCTCAAACAAATAATTTCTTTGTTTTCATGAAACACCATGAGCCACAATGAATATCCAGCAACCAATGTAGTAATACCCATCTGACGACTTTTGAGAATAATGTTTTGATCATACTTGATCAAGTCAGACAAAGTTTTGTCTTGAAATGGATAAGTAAGAAATGGCAGTGTGCCGCGAATAGGATGTTGAATCTTTACATACTTCTTCATGAAGTATATAGGATCTTTGGCACACTTTATATACTCTTCTCGAATTACATCTTTGATATTCTTGGTCGTACTAGACATAATTTTTTGGTTCGTATTTGGTATATAACGGATGTGTATAATTTACCATTACAATGTCTGGTATTTCATCATACACATATTTTTTAAATTGAGAAGCTGATGCATCAACAATCACGCCTTCTACCTCCACCCAATCATGGTCTATGGTATATTCATCATTTATTTCGTCCAATGGACTAATAAATTGATATGCTGCTGGCTCGTCCAATGTAAAATTTCCTTCCACATGTTTGGCATTTATACCGCGACTTTTTAGTTCTTTGACCAAATCTTTAGCAATGAACTCGCACATACCTTTTTCTGGGTATTTGTTCTTTACTCTGATAGCCAATCCCTCTATTATATCAGACTGGGGCAAGAACTGCGTCAATTTCATTGTTGATTTTCTTTAATTCTTTTTGACCTTCTTTGATTTTCTTCAAACAAGTTTTCCAATCTTTTTCTATACTCACTGTCAATTCAGCACGCACAGTATTATCCCACTCTTCAACAAATCCATTAGAATTGACATAAGTGAGTTTCTTTGAACCGTCTGATGCCAAATATTCTTTGCTTTCTTTTAGCTTTTGCTTTATATCATTCAAATAAGATAATTCATTCTCCAACAGTTTTTTTGTTTCGTATAGCTTAAACTTACCTTTGATACGCAGTTGAGTTTCTTCTTCAATCAAACAATCAAAACATTTACCGGTTTTTAGATGCATTTTGCGATCAATCTTTGATCCCCAACGAACCTCTGTTCCGCAGCATTTGCATTTATCATTGGTTTCCATACGAATGATGTCCGAAACTCTGGTCACTGTTGATGGACCATATTCTTTTTGTTCCCACTCTTTTCCGCTACTATCAGTCCAGCGTTCACCTGTTTTGCGAACAATAAACTTATCCTTATCGCCGGTATATCCTATTTTTACATAGGGTCTTTCTCCTGCCAAATATGACTTAATTATATCCGTGTTTTTCATAATGTTATAACCTTTTGTATATATATGAATGCTCGCTTCATTTATTCTTTGCGAACATTTATTATATGGATATTCCCAATATAGTTTTAGCCGCTTTTTGGATTGGAGCATATTCTGCTGGTTCCAAACCTGCTTGAGCCAAACCTTCCTTGGCTCTTTCCAGTGCTTTTATTTGAACATCTTTTGGTAGAGTCTTCATGAGTGTCAGTAATCCAACATAACTTCTAAAGTTTTCAATATCTTGACCACTTGGCTTGCGTTTAAAAATTAGTTCAAATACTTTATTTACGCTGTTGATACGATCTTCTGGTTTGCTTTCGCTGGCAGCAATGTCGGTATAAACATCTACTTTTTTACCTTGATAGTCCATATTCTTAGCCACCAGTCGGTATGCTCTGCGAACACCAGCATGACCAGAACCGCTTGTATTGAGTGTATATTCTGCCGGTAGAGCGTGTGTAACATTGACTGATACAACACTCTTGCCTTTGGTATCAACCAAACTCTTCAGCTGACCAGATTGTATCTTGAGTGCGGTTGAGTTGGTGACATATACTGCATTTGGCAGTGCGGTTGCTGCTCGTGTCAGACCACGCAACAAAATAGCTCCTGCCAATCCTTTGATTCCTGTGGTCAAATCTTGCCATGGAGAATCTTTGATAAACTTGTTCCATTCAGATGGTTTTTCAAATCCCTGTGGATCAAGTGTCATTTCATCTCCTTCAAAGTCAATTTGTACTACTTGTTTTACTGGAGCATAATACCACAATGTGACTGTCTGACCTGCCAAAGCACGTTGATTTTTTGTACGACCAACATAATAAAAATTCTTGCTTACTTTATTTTTTGGTGTTGCATTCCATTCAACTTGCTTGTCATCAATGCTATCTAAGTATGCTTCCATTGTGTCCAACTTTTCTTTTGGAACAATCACATCAACATCACCGAATCCAGATTTATATTTGGACAAATCTTTATATTTTTCATCGCCGCTCATTAGATATTGAGAACTACCGTTGAACACAAAACCATTTTCAATATACGGATTATTTTTCTTCCAAAAACCTACCTTACTATTTAGTGCATAAACAAGTTCTTTTACATCGGCGGATACAGAAGAACGAATGTCTTTACCTTGTGGATCAATAATCTTAAGTTTGGTGGTGGCTTGGGCTGGCTGACCATTCACGGTCTTTGACGTTTTGTCATCTACAGCAGCAACAGATTGACCAGATTCATTTAATGATGCAACTGCTTCTCTGATTAGTTGCCTGGCTAGTTCTATACCAAGATTTGCGTCGTGTTTTATTTTTTCAATATTTTTCATAGCTTCTGGTGTTTCTGCTTTTTCTAATTTTTTTGCAGTGCTTGCTGATTTCATATTTTTTATGAATGTATCCAGCACATATTTTACAAATTCTTCTCTGGATTTAAATATTGTTCCATTCTTTGATACAACAACTCCTTTATCAAATGCTCTATTATTATCAAGTGCTTTACTCAAAGCAACCACGGTTTCGCATTTTTTCTTTAATGATGGATCATTTGCATCCAATCCATAATAGCCTTGTAATACTGATGAATTTACTTTTGAAACACCTGCAAGATTGCCATAGAACTTTAATATATCCAAAAATACTTGATTTGGATTAAAGAACACATGCTTTGAGTTTGTTTTTATTAGCGACGAAGCAACACTACCATCCACAGTATTTACATACGGATTGGTATTTGATCCCAACACAACATTAAGAGCATCGGATAATGCACTCAATAGATTTCCAGTAACAAATCCTTTTAGTCCTTTTTCTGGAGTTGTTCTAATTTTTGTCCAGTCCGATGATACTTTATATGACAAAACCAAATCAACTTGAATTTTTTCACCACCAACGTTGAATATTAAATATCCTGTGCCAAAGTCTTTATCTTGAAAATTTGGATAGATATAACTTGGTTTTTTTTCTTGAATAAATTGAATAATCTTTTCTGAATATTTTTTATTAGATGCTAGTTGTGATGTTCTATCATTGGTTTCTTCTGGTAATATAATTTGAATATCTATATCACCATATTCTATACCATCTTTTTCCAAATCTTGTTTATAATACATTGCTGAACCTACTGGTCCATTGGATTCTATCGGAGGAAGATTTGAATATGCATTAAATTCTGATACAAATTTATCCATTGCACTCAAAATATTTGATACTTTTTTTGGAGTTATAATAGTTGATTGTGTAGCAGTAGATCTCCAACCACCTTCATTAAACATTTCTTTTTCCATTTCATTTACGACTTCCTCAGCAAAGTTTATATATGGATTAACTTCTGATACCGGCTCTGGCTTGTTTGCTATGAGAGTATTCCAAATTTCTTCTTTATCTTTGTTGCCGACCGGTGGAAGATTTTTCAAGAATGATTCTTTATCATTGTTCATTAAAAATTCACGCATTTTTGTGCCACTTACATTCACTGTGGTAGTTCTTTCAACACCAATTTTTTTAATTTTATTAGCAGCCAACAACTCTGGGTATTTTTTTAAATCTTCGTCTTTGAAGTTTATTTCAACATCATCTTTGTCAGAATACAAATTTATGGTTGGCATATCTGCGGCGTCTTGAGTCAATCTTTGTTCCAACCATGCAAGTTCATGCATAATAGCTCGAACTGGAGAATCAACAAACTTTACTTTTACATTTTTTGGCAAAGATGGAATAAACACATCACTCCATAGTTTCACAAAGTCATCGCCCTTTATAGGAAACTCACCCTTCTTTATTCTGTCGGAAGATGATGTATAAACAATGACTCGATCATTTTCATTGGCTGCTTTTTCAATAAGCTTCCAGTGACCAATGTGCAATGGCTTGCCAGCAATTGGAATAAGACCAAGAGTTTTATTGGTTGATCCCAACAAACCTTGTTTGGATGTCATCAAACGAATTGTATCATGAATATCATCTTTGATTTGAACAATGTTCTTTTTGTCGCCAGCAATCTGTTGTAGAGCATCAAAGAACTTTTTTAACTTTGGTTGATTCTTAGCAACATAAAAATTTGAATCTGAAATAACATCTTCTTCGGATTTTCCTTCAGTACCAATTGCAGCAAAAATATTTTGAATCAATGATCTGATTTGTTGAAAGTATGCTGAAGCGGCTTCTGGTTCAAGTTTATATGCGTCCTTCTTTGCACCACGAACTCCGGCATCATATTGATCGGCTTGCACCAACTTAAAGAACTCTCCATTATCAAGCTTCATTACCACACCTTCTGTTGTGCCACCCAATGTAGATGGAACAGCCAGAATAGCCTCCGAAAATTTTGTTACAACATCAGTCGGATTGGTCCAATCAACATTTGTTAGTTTTGATCCAAACAAAGGATTCTTCAGCAGATTTTCCTTGCTGAGTTTTCCTTGAAAGAAGATGGGAAATGATGATATTTCCAACAAGTCTGCCATCTTGTTCACAGATTTGTAGTCTGTTATTTCTTGTTTCGGAATGGTATGCAAATCTCCGCCAACCACACGATACTGCACTTCACCATAACTTCTCAAGAACAAGCCACCCTTGTTGACATATGTACGAGTTAATGTGTCTTTGTTTTGAGCAAACTCAACACTAAACTCAGTGCTCTTTGGAATGCTGTTAATCTTATTGTTTATCTTGGACAAATGATCAAATATCATGGAATATTGACCAATGCCAACAGAAGATTGGGATATATCACCCTTTTCTTTATCATTCAAATGAGCAAACTCTTTGGCGTACAACACAGTTCCTTTGTATGCCACAACCCAATTCTTGGTATAATCTGCTTTATCAACTTGCTGTGTACGTACTAATGTTAGTTTTGTTCCGTCCACCTTTTCGGTGATGACCATGTTCTGACTTAGTATTTCATTGGCTCTTTTTAGACGCAGTGACTCTGTTTTTGGTTCAAAAATATACTTTTTTAGGTTTTTTATAGAAATGTCCATGCCTATAAGTATATACGACCGGTTTATTATATCAATTTTTTGACTTGTTTCAATACCATGTCGGCGGATATTTCCTTGGAACATTCAAAGTTTTTGTTCCTTGGGCACCAAAACCAATCATTGCGATCAAACTTGCAGGACATATCGTTCCAACAACCATTGCATACGCTCTCATTTATCACTCTGTATGCAGTATGGAACTCGCACAGACTCTTGGTAAATCCACTGATCAACACCACGGGCTTGCCCACTGCCCATGCCAACCAACTCAAACCAGAACTTAGTCCAATAAAGAACTGTGCTCCTGCTATTTGAGCCATGCGTTCGTCCAGTGTAAAGTCGCCAGTTTTATCTACACAGCCCTCTGGCATATAATTCATACTTTTGTCTACGCCAAAACTATTGTGTCGGTCAATACACCATACTTCATATCCATTGCTCTTTAGATAATCCACTACGGTCTTCCATCCAGTTTTATTGTTCCAATACTTTGCTTGGCAAGTACTTTGAGTAGCAATACACACATATTTCTTCTTTACATTTTTATACTTGTTGGTATCAAAAGTAATCTTTGGTTTGTATTCTATGTTTGTCAAGCCCAAGATGGTTGTGGCAATAGAACATAGATTGAGCAATCTTGGGTCGGTTGGAATATGATTCTTGGTATTTTCTCCATCAAAACATCCAATCTTATATTTGGCATAATATGGATCTGTATACACGTCCACTGCCAAGAATTTTATATTTGGATAATTCTTCTCAAACATTGGACGTAGTACTTTGTTAAACACTGCACATTCCATTATACATTGATGTTTCTTTTGAAACTCATCAACAGCACCAATCCACGCCAACAAATCTCCTAAACTTTCACTGTCTAATACAACTTTAACTTTTTTATTTTTTGGATCAAATGTGTGTTTTTCTACCAACACATCATATCCATCCGATGTGTCATATACTTCAACCACCCACTTGTTGAAATACTTTGTGGAAGTTGATGCCCACATATTATTTTTAATTTTTGTTTCATATACAACATGACCTGTATGAAAATCAATGAACTTTAGTTTATAATTCTTATCAACTGGACCGGGTATATCTACTTTGGCACCATCATCAAAAGTTATTTTGATTCTATTTTCTGGTTTCTTTGGCTCTTTGTATACCACATCTGTGTTTTTGTAGCTGTCAATCAATTGATTACCAAAAATACATTCACGATATTCGCTGTATAGTTTGGCCAAATCATGTACTCTATTGCTGTATGAATTTTCTTTGGCATTCTCCAATGCAGCATTTTTATATAATGTATAATTTAATCTCACATCTTCAATACCACGAATTGCTTCGGATATGTCACGCGAAGTAACAACCATGCCTTTGTATTTTTTTTCTTCAAACGTACCAGCCACTGGCAAACCACATGCCATTGCTTCCAACAATGTGAGGTTTGGATGACCAGCCTCCAGTTCAGAGAAGTGTAAAAATATATCATGACTGTTATACAAATCAATGAGCGACTTTTCGTCCAAGTCATATAACTTGGTTAGTTGTTTATAGTTATTGAGTTCATGATCAAGCGTCTTGAAGAAATTGTCATTGTTGCGTGGACCAGCAATCGTCAATGGCAATCCCAAGCTCTTGGCTGCTTGAATTGCAATAGCAAACCCTTTACGGTCTTTGCTTTGGTCGTTGGCATATCCATTGTTGGCTACGCACAATAACTTTGGATTGCTGTTCATCTCTCTTGCTTTGTGGGCAAAGACATCTGTATTGACGGCGTGAGAAAAGTAACGCAACTTTTTGCTGCCAAAATATGGTATCAAAAACTTACACGGCGACAATGAAAATACACTATTTTCAATTGCGTTCAAATTTTCTTTATATACATGAGAATCTTTACCATATAAAAAAGCATGATGATCATGAATTGTAAAAATATATGGAATGCCACGTTCATGTAGCATGTTGGCAAGATTGGCTACATGCACATGCACAACCATACTTTCATCATATTTAACATCGTTGAGATATTTTATCTCATTTCGGATGTTCAACTTGTTCAATTCAAGATGATAATCCCAAATAATTTTTTCGATTGCACCCCACCCATTTGGTGGAATTGATATAAGTCCCGGCGTGATATTGATTATTTTCATTTTAAGTTCTTTGTATCCAATTTTGTGTAGTCACTGTATTTGTATCAGTGTATATATTTAAAGTTTTACTCAATGTCAAGTCGGATATTGCAGCATCATAATATTTTATTTTATAATTTCTATTATTTTCTAATTTACGCAAGCTCCAATAACCAATGCGTGTTTCGTGACCGGAATGTATCAAAACGTCTTCTAAAAATAATTCACATGCAAATTCATTCTCACAAGTGTCTCCTTTGTATTGCAAGAACCAATATTCTTTAGTTTCTTTATCATAATAAAAATTTGCAACATTGCTACTGGAAAACATATTTCTACGAGAAAATATCTCAAAGTCTGTGTGTTTTAAAACAATCATATTCTCTTTATATTCTGCCGCCAATTCAAATAATACCTGTTCGTTTGTCATTATCATTACTTCCGTCGCAAGTTTTTCTATTTTATTGAGGTTGTTTTCTAAAAACATATCAACCAGTACATTCAAATTGCCATAAAAAAACACACATTGATATTCATTTGATTTTTGTAAATCATAAAAGTAAATTTTGGAACAATCCAACTGATCACCAAACGCGGTTTCAACATGAATTGAGTTTATTATAGTATCAAAGTCGAGGACATAACAAAAATCATATCCCAAGTTTTTACAATAATTGAAAGAGGTCTGGAACAATTTTATAAAAAAATTTGATGCCGCTATATTGCTGTATGTCGTGTTTGTAAAGTATGCGACTCCACCTGTATCACAATACGGAAAAATTTTATCAGTTAAATATTTTTTATCAGACACGTGGTTTATTGTGATGTAATTTTTAACATTATCCATTTTTTCAATGTGGTTGGATGAAACCAATATTACATCAATATTGAGTTTGTTAAAAAATTTAATCTGACTTTGCAACAATTCTTTACGATATTGATTATTCACAAAGCATGATATAATAACGCATTTTTTCATAATTTTGTCGCGTATATGAATCCCACTATATCATTTTCTGTACAATGTCTATATTCTACTTTATATCCATTATCTATGAGTTTTTTGGCTATTGGCTTTGGATCAAAGTGAAACTCAATGAAGAATTGATTTATTCTATCAAAATGTTTTTGGTTTAAATTTTCAATTACTTTAAATTCAGTTCCTTCGATGTCAAGCTTTAGCAAATTTATATTGTCTTCCATACTTAATATAGAATCTACGCATGTTGTTGGTACATGCATTTTTACAGAATTTTCTATATTCAAAAACCTCAAAAACTCGCTTGTACCAACCGATGCTCCAAGTGATATGTTTATGTCCATACCATCGTCCGAAACATTCATAGCTTTGTTGAGCAGCGTTATGCTTGCATCTTGACCAAAGTTCTTTTCCAAATAAAAGAATGGTAAAGGATCTGGATCTATACTGTATATCTTTCTTGCTCCAAAATGTTTGGCATATAAAGTAAAAAAACCAACATTGGCACCAGCATCAACAACTGTTCCAGAAACGTCTATATCTTTGCACAAATCCCCATAGAAGAAATCTGCGTAGGATGGTCCCGTGGGATCAAATGGATCTGAATGAAATGTACTGACAACCCGTTTTGCATTTTTGTTTACAATAATGTTTTTATATTGAACCAGTCTAAAATCTTTGTTATATATTTTTGCAACAAATCCAGGAAAATTTGGATTGTTTATAACAAATGAATGTATTTTTGGGGACAATGGTTGCATCCACAAATTTGAACCAGATTCTATATCATATGTCCAAGCATAATAAACAGCATCCGTATACAAGTCACCAACAGTGAATATATACTTTGACACACTTTCCAATTTATAGTTAAAATAAACTGTGAAATTTGTTTTATCAAAATGTATGTCAAAAAAACTCATGCCAACAGGTAGTCAACAGTTTTATCCATTTCCACTTTTTCCTTGAATCCATGATATAATAATACTTTATCCGGATCTTCAACTGACTCCCAACTTGATCCAAATGCATCTACGCTGTTTGTGAATGTTGTATTTTTAGCTTTTCTTTCTTCAACCAACTTGACGGTTTCCAACATATGTGTATTTACAAATGCTTGTTTTAGATTTTTATTGGCACCGCGTTTCCACAAGCATACATTAAATGCAGTTTCGTCGGCATATGGAAAATAATCCCTGCGACGATCCAACAAATATTTGTTCTGACAAATTGAAGTATATTCTTCAAAAAACTCCTTGCAGTTTGGGTTGAATGCATAAAAACAAGACCAGCAGTATCTCATACTTCTGTCCGGAATACCATGATACACCATTAGTTTCTTTTCATTGAATATAATCTTAACGCCGTTTACTTCTTGCCAAATAAATGGATATTCGTGCGGACCATAACTTGCCATAGGATATGATTCATTGTATTTGTGGTCATTGAAATTAAAGTTGCGAGAGAACAATACATCTGTGTCTGTGAATATATAATATTCATTTGGAAACATTTGCATAGTAAGCAAAGATAGTTCCGCTTTATAAAAATGAAATGTTGGATATTGTGGTCGATAATCAATCTTTATTTTGTACAAGTTTTTGAATTCAAAACTACTGTCGAATCCGATTGTATAATAAACAATCTTTATATCGTCCGTGATTTTGTGAGTCAATGATTTAATGCAAGCCATTGCTTGATGCTCACAATTTTTATCGCTGTATAGAAATATAACCATAGATTATGTTGTGTTAAAACGGTTTGAATGTGTACCACTGTCTCCAATATGGCTCGGCTGTAGTTGAATAGACCTTCAATTCATTCTTGACCATAAACTCATTGACGGCTTTTCTGACACCAAATTTTCCAGCATACACAGGTTCTTTTCCAGAACCCGTAAGCCAAATATCACCGTCGTCCGGAATATAATCATCGCCGCAGAACAATCCACCCTTCTTTACTTTTGGCCACCAAGCTTTCATATCACGCACAACTCCTTCATATGAATGATCGGCGTCGATGTAAACAAAGTCAAAATGTTCATCCGGAAATATATTGGCACTGGCCGCACTGTCCATGCGAATGATATGAGCACGATTTTGCCACGGTTTTATATTCTCACACGTTTTCACCAAGCAATCATAATGATATTTATCATCTTGACCGTTCATGTCAATATAGCTGTCAAGATGCCGCCAAGCATCCACTAGATATAGTTGACCTCCGTGCCAACGTTCCAATATTATCTTGGAATACTCTCCTTTGAGTACTCCAATTTCAATTCCTCGTCCGTGTGGAAACATATCATTGACCAATACCGCCAAATCTCGTTTGTCTGGGCATCCGCGATCATCTAGCATGCTTTGCAAATCTTTGTTTCTATCATCAATCTTCACTTCCGATTTGGTTGCAAAAATGAACCCACCTTGTGCGTGCAGGCTTTGGGCGGTGCAATTGAACCCCGCCGTTTTCAACTGATTCAATATCAACGTTGCATCTTTTTCATAAGTTCTTCCCCCAATGATATGATATTCCATTAAAATATTATCAATCATAGCCAAGTCCGAATCATCCATTGAAGCAAACAAATCATATTCGCCGGTTTCTATGTCCACCTTCATCAAATCAATCTTTTGGATATTATATTTTGTAACAAAAGATTTGAAAGATGTTGCATCGACTTTATACGATGTGTCCGAACCATTCACATTTGCAACCGAAGAAACAATAGAATTTTTGCTGTCAACAAAGAATTCAAGTTGACCATCTTTATTAGACATAGCTTTCTCTATGACCACAACGTCGTCGCCAAAAGAATTTTTCAATATTTTCAACGCATCCTTGTTTGGTTCAATTGAGTAAACTTTTTGACATTTTGCTGTATGCTTTATATACTCCGTCCATAAACCAATATTTGCACCCACGTCAACAACGGTGTTAAATGTCTTTCCATGTAAATATTTGTCATATATCTTATCAACAAAGAATTCCGTGTAATTCATATAGGTCGGCTGTGTGTCGTTTTTAAGAATAGATTGATATTTGTTGAATGCGGCGGGCTTTATGCGAAAAGTCTTGGAATCTAGCAATACACCATTTTGATAAAATTCCACCAACAATCCACCAAAGTATGGCTCGGTTTCATAATCAATCACGTGCTTTGGAGTAGGAATAATCCACCACTCAGAATTGGCGGGAAGTTGTGGATATTCGACAGCCCATACCACGGCGCGAGAATCCAATTCTTTCACGGAGATGAGCAAATTTTCTACGGTTGTGTTGGCCGAGAACATTACCTTGTTGTTTGTGTTATCATATTTTACGTTGAAACGAGTCATAGATTTTGTTGTATATAGATTTAGAGTTTTTAGTATTCTGTTTAAATTTTCCGCTTTGTCATCATAATCAAGATATTTGATATTTTCATATTTGTCATACATTCCCATATACACAGGAGAATTATAAATCAACGTTGGTATATTGTATGATATTGCTTCGCGTATAACTAATGGACTTGTTTCTTTGTCTCCATTTTCATCCTTAGACACAAACAGAAACAAATCGGCTGTTTGATAAAAATTATCTACATCTTTTCTTTCGTTCCACCATTTGCAGTTGGATGGAAAATCTTTCATCAACGGCTCCCAATAGCTTCTAAAATTATCTGCTTGATTTCCAATGAAATGAAACTGTATAGGTTGATCCTTGAGTATTCTGGCATACTCAATAATTTCTTTTTGGTTTTTTCTTGATGTGAACAAACCAACATGCATTACATGCTTTTTCTTGGGATCAAGACCCAACACTCTTAGTGCTTCTTCTCTTGGTTTTCTTGGGTTGATAAGAATAGGATATTCACAAACTTCAGATGGCACATCAATTTCTTTGAGATTTTCTTTTTGATATTTGCTCACATATATCAATCGGTCTGGAAAAAACACTTTAGTTTTTGGATCAAAGCTGCTGTCATGTGATGTTTCAATGATTTTATATCTTCTATCTTTGATGTATATCTTTTTAGCAATATCATTGTCCATGAAATATTCTGGCATTTCTTCCAGATGCACAACATCGGGGTCCAAATCTTTGATTATATCAACTATTTTTGAGCGATCATAATTTACAGAAATCAATCTGTCTTTGAGAATTTCTTTTATTTTGTTCTTTTGAACTGTGAAACAGCCGTGGTCTGCATACTCTATGCAATATACTTCATGGTCTTTGTGCAATACCTGTATCTTCTTAAACAAAAATTGTGGACATCCACCCGTTGATAAATGCGGAGCTATATATAAAATTTTCATCTTTAGTAGATTATAACCATTGTTTTGTTTGTCAAGCGAAATTTACAATAATCGCTCGTTCATATATATTGAATACCAAAACAAATTTCAAGTTTTTTATTTATATAATTACTTCCGTCGCAAAGAAAAACTAAAAGCTGACCCCATACTTCAACCCAAATTGTTAACAACCAACGTGGTTCCATTTGGATCAACAAATATTTGTTTTTTTAATGGCAAGAAAGTTTGATTGTATATAAAAGTATAAGAATCTTCGCCATATGCAAGTTGATGAGCACCATCATATAGTTCGGCTTCAATTTCAAACAATTCGTTGTTCAAAGTAGCTTTTATTGGAATCTTTATTTTAAAATTATCCACCGAATAATCCAACGCCTGATATGAACACAGGTTGAGTTTTGATATGCTCCAAACACCAGACACAGGAACCAATATTATTGTGCCATATCTTTCTATATCAGAAAAGAAAGTTGATTTGTATCTTTGACCAGCACCAAATCTAAATGTACTATCAATAGTAGCAATCTTTATTTTGTCAGTACCGCTTACAAAATAAACATACAGCACTGATACACTTCCATTTTCGGCTGCTGGTTTTACATTTATAGAAAACTCATATAATGAATTTTGTTTCAACAGAATTGGATTGCTGTCATATACAGCACCTTGTATCAAATTTTCTTGAGAATTGGTATATGAAGTCAATTCTGGTGCATTATCAAGTCCCAGATATGATGCAGTTGGATATGATGCAAAATTTATAAAAGCGTCGGACTTACCATACCAATAAGAATTTGAAAGAAGATCGTAACTTATATACGCCGCAGTTCTGCCTGTGCTTGTGGCGTCTTTATATATCACATAATCATTTTGATTTTCATTTCCAGCATGAGACACAGTAACACCGTCAATAAAAACTTGGTTGGTTTGTGAAAATACACAACCACCTTGTATCAACCAATATTTGGAAACATGTGCAGAATTATAAAATTCGCCGGGATTATTGTATAGTCCATTATCAAATTTGGTTGTTGAAATTAAATTTGTAGGTTTTATCTTTCCTTCACAAATCAATGTTTTTGTTTCTGGACTATTTAGGCTACGACCATAAACTTTATAGCTATTCAGATCTCCACACAATACACGCAAGTTGTTGAAATAGATATCTAATATGGATTTTTTGTAGAAAGTGGAACCAGATACAATTGCACGCGGTAATTCAGTTACAATATTTTTGTGAATAATTTCAAACTCACCATCATCAATACTCAATATGTAAAAATTCTTTTTGTGGTTGACTGTTTGCTTTGGTGGATCATTGCTTGTGCCATATCCTTTTATATTTGCCAAGTTATTTTTAGCATATGAAGAATCTTGATTGGAACGATCTATCAAATCAGACACAGTTGAAAAAGGAATATCTAATAACACGGTTGTATCATTTACTACACTATCAATCTTTGCTATAAAATCGGTAGAAAGCAATCCTTCATACTCTACTTGATTGTTTGTATAATTAGTATATGTAAATTTCTTTACAGTTGGACTCTTTATACGAACTTGTTCACCTTCCATAGATGAACTAAATTTTGATCCACCTTTCCAATATAATTGATAAATTGGCTTGTCGTATTGATAATCATAATCGCCAGCAGAATTATTTTTTGGAAATACGGCAATTGATGAAAATGAACCGGACGATATACAATACGAAGATGTTGGATATATTGGACAATCATATATTTCCGATGATACTTCAATATATGGAGAATCAAAGAATCTTACTTCAGTGTCTGTCTTTTTTTTCGGATCAATCAATATATTATCAGACCATAATATATTCACTTTTGTCAACGGAGTGGACGACGGAGCTTGAATCAGTGGAAGTCGCTGATTTTCATCTATTTTATATCCATTGTTCTTAAAGTAAGCAATTCTTCCGGTATAATCTCCGGCATCAAGTCCAATCGAACGTATTTCCAACCTACCAATGCCAGTTGGTGTGTTTGATGGAATATTAACATAATACAACCTACCAGAATCGGTGACTTCATTGTATTTTGCGTCAGTTGGACGTATAACGCCAGAAGATAATACATTTCCATCCATATCATATGCAGATAATGTAATATCCGAACCCGGAACAACCAAGTTGGTCGGATTTACAATGAAAGAATTTTTTCCAGATTTTAGCGTATCCTTGAAGTTGGATAATAGAAAATATGTATTCTGCGAGTTGCTGTCTGGTACTTGATCCATAGGTTATATATACGCCTATGGATAAATATGACTTAGACGCTGTTATCAATCTTGCTAAAGCCGTTTTCTTTTTTGATTTCCAGTTGTTTGTCTACCATGTCTCTCATGGCATCAAGATGACTTATTATAATAATGAAATCGAAGCTGCTCTTTAGATAGTCAAACAATGTATGTAGCATAGGAAGATTCGACGCATCCAAAGCCGACATTCCTTCGTCAACTACCAAAAAGTTGGAACGCGGTAGATTGCTAATGTTGATCAAAGATACTCTCAAAGCCAAAGCACTAACAAACTTTTCCATACCAGAACATAGTTCCAATGGCCATTTTTTGTCATCATATTTGATATATACATTGACATTCTTACCATCTGTTTCAATACCCATACTAAACTCAACCATCTGAGACAATATATTATTCACATCTTGTTCAATTCTTGGAATGGCGTCTGAAATAATTTTATATGGCACGCCATCTTTTCCAATAGAAGTTAGATAATATTGATAAGCAGCAAGTTCGTTTTCATGTTCTTCTATTTTCTTGATTTGTTCTTCAATATTTTTTATTTGGTCTGTCAATGACACTTTGCGGCTATACGCATCCACATATTCTCGTTCAATATTCTTTAGCTTTGACACAATGATAGTATTTTCATCCTTTAGTTTGGATAAAACAACCTCAACAATCTTGTTGCTTTCTACAATTTCTTTGGATTTTTCATACAACTCAACCAGATTGTCAATATCAACTATTCTATTAGAGTTTTTAGAAATTAGATTATTGAAATTAGACTTTTCTAATTCTTTCTTGGAAATAAATGCTGTGAGTGTATTGATAGTTTCTTTGAGCAGCACACTTTGTTCATATTGAGCCACAAATGGTTCAACTTCTATAATCTGTGTTTTGATGGTTGATATGGCATCAAACAGTTCTCTTGCATCAGTTTTGTCGGATTCCAAACTATCTTTGGCAGATATAGCATCTTTTACAAACGCATTATCACAGCAATATTCACAATTTGGATCATATTTGTGGTTGGATAGATGTTCTATCTTCTTGAGTTTTTCTTTGACCACGAGCTTAAATTTTTCCAATTCTTGCTCAAGACGAGTTTTTTGACGAACAAAACTTGCATGCTTGTCTGATTTTTCTTTTATATCATCTGGAAATGCAGATAGTTTATTGGAAGCATCCACATATTCTTTTTTCTTTGACTCTGTGTTTGTGTCAATAACTGAAATGGCATCAACAGCTTGACTATTTTTTGTTTCTAAAGTTTCGCGCTCTTTTTTTAGAGCAACTACATTTGTTGGCACATTTTCAAGTTTTATAATCTTGGCTTGTTGTTCAACGATTTTATTATCAAGTTCATTCTTTTTTGATGAATATTGATCGCGCTGACCAGTCAAATCAATAAGTTTGGACTCTGCCAATCCCAAATCATTTTTATTGGACTCAATCTTGACTTGATTGTTTTCTTTGTTGAATGACTTGATGGCACCTGTTAGTTCTTTTAGTTTGTCATTGCCCTTGGCTACAAGTTTATCAAACACATTTAGACCAATGAACTGACACAACAAATCCTTGCGTTCAGTTTGACCCATTTCAACAAACGACCCTTGATTGCCTTGTAATGCAAGTGAAGTTAGTACAAAGTCATCATAATCGCCGATATAATCACGAATGATTTCATTTGTGCTTCTGCGAGCTTCACTATTGAGGCTAATCTTTTCTTCTTTCTCCATCTTATAGAAGTTTACATCAACTTTTACATTGCCCTTTTTATCTCTGATGCCTTTGCGCTCAATAACATATTGTATGTCATTTATCTCAAATGTAAACTTACCATGAAAAGACATTTTCTGCGAGTTCATCACATGAGTTGCTTTGAATGCTCTGGCACTTTTATCAAATGCTGTAAAGCATAATGCGTCCATCAATGATGATTTTCCACTTGCATTGTTTGCAAACAATCCATACACAGATTCTAGTTTGGTAAAGTCAATAACATTGTTTTCACCATAACTAAACATATTACTAAACTCAAACTTGATTGGCTTCCAACGAATATTGCGTGAAGTGTCATCTTTGCTCAAATCCGCATTGAGTTCTTTATTGATTTTATGAACAGATGCAAGTGTGTCATCATCCATAATATCTGGATATTTAGCTTTGAGTGCTTCACTAATAAGTTTATTTTGATAATCAACATTGCCAATCTGACTCAAGTTGGCAGCAGCTTGAACACTTACAACTTTAGAAGCATCGTCGCCATCAACTCGCATATAAATAATATCGCTGATTTCATGCGTCTTTTTGATTTCATTTACCACCTTTTTTAGTTCAGTAGCAATGGTTTCTTTGCAACGCACACGAAGTTTTGGCTTCTTGGGCATTGTGATTATATCAGTCATCAACTTGCCGTCATCAATATCAATAGTAAAATAACCATAATCATTTGGTATTTCTACATGCTTGTATGCTTTGTTCTTTACGTCCCACAAAGAAAATCCATGACCAAGCAATGCTTCACCGTGATTTTGTTGTATGCACGAACCAGCATAACGAATGATTGGCTTTTCATTTGCCGGATCATACATTTGCAGATTTTGTGCCATGTGTATATCTCCAAGCAGTGCCATGTCATGACCATCAAACATATCATTCATGATACTCTTGTTGGTCACAGTATAACCTACATCAGTCTTGGCATCAAATACACCACCATGAAACAAAGCAATCTTTGTATCAAACTCGGTCTTGATTTTCTTGGTCACATCTTTCATTTTTATAAATGAAGTATGGTCGGTGAAAATAGACATGTTATTTATAAGAATATTAGCAAATGAATACAACTTGCTTTCTTTTATATAATAAAGATTGTCGTGCGCCAGATTATCTACAATAGGAGTCAAACTATCCAATCTCGTTGTGTTTGTGAGCAAACAATCATGATTACCAGCAATAACAATCGTAGGACGCAAATCAGATAAACCCTTGAAGAACTCACTTGCAATCTGCACAGCCTCGGGTGAAAGGTCACATTTTGAATGAAAACTATCTCCTGTATTTATAATGATTGTGTTTGCTGGTGTCTTTTTGATTTCTTCATATAGTTTGGCAAACACTTCTCTATATTCTACATGCCGTTTGGTCAATCGAATATGAATGTCGGATACATGAACAATATAATCTACGCGAGCAAGGGATGTATTCAGTTTTTCGTATGTATCTATCATATGTTATTCCAATCTTAGCATGGTCAGTGCTCTAAAGTCAAGCACATCTGTTTTTCTAATCTTTTCAATTGTTGCAGCAAAACCCAAAACATTTGGATCTTTGCCTTGCAGTTGTATCAACTTGGATACTTTACCAATAGAGTTTATATATTCTGCGATGCGAATTGCATTATTCAATGCATCATCATCCAACACAATATTCACTTCTGGACATTTGCTTTGTACAATTGTTGCTTTTAGTTTTGCACTCAAAGTTTTTCCAAACAACGGAATTGCATTTCTTTTTATTGAGATGGCATCCAAAGCACCCTCGCATAAATAAATTGGAAAATCAAAATCAACAAGGTTTTCAAATCCTACAATATTTTTACTAAACTCGCTGTTTTTGTATTTGTAGCCATCATCATAATAACTGCGGCAACTATAAAAGTTTAAGTTATTATTTTTATCATATGACGGAAACACAAGTCGGTTAGCAAATGGTCCTTTGCTGCAATATCCAATGTTGTATTTTATAATATCACAAAATGACAACTTGCGTTTTTTTGCATAGTTTAATGCAACACGATATTCTATACTAGCATCATTTTCCGCCAAACTTTTAAATTCATCTGGCAAACATAATATTTCACCATAATCTTCATATACTTTATTTGAAGTTAGTGAAGCAATCTTTTTATCAAACTCTGATAAACTATTTTTAGAAACATGTGCTCCTACAAGAGATTCCAACTTGTTGAACTGTTCTTGCGTGGCTTGTGCAAGTTTCAACAACCAATATAATCCTCTGCCTTTTATATTACATGTCCAACAATGCCAAGCATTTGGAGCATCAAGACACACTTCCAATTTTCGCTTGCGATGATGACATTTTGGACAATGATATTGTAAATTATTTCCTTTACGCAGTCGTCCTGTGTCTTTTAGAACATTATTTACTAAAATTGTGAGTTCTGATGTTTTTAGCGACGACATTTACATAGTCACTATACACAAAACATTCAATCAGTCAACCAATAAAAACCCGCCGTGTTTTGGCGGGTTTTGTAGTAATGATATATTACATTTTTTTGGCTATATTGAACGCCGCTATTAAAAGTTCGTTTAACTCATCTTCCCCAGCATCTCTGGCAATTTGTCTCCATGTAGGAACTTCTTGACGCACGCGCTTCAAAAAGTTGTTGTGAACAACATCGGCATCGGGTTTTCCAAACCCAAATATTTCATTGGTTTCGGCTGTTTCTTGAATCACTTCTTTAATCAACTGTTTTAATTCGCTTCTTTTCATAATATTATGTTTGTTTGTTAAATGTTACATAAATAAGTATATGATAATATGAAAAAAAAAACGAAATATATATCAACCCGCTAAACTTTTGTTCTCGGCTGTCAATCTCTTATTTGCCCAATACTTTTTTGACGCCTCTGACATTTTCAATCGTGCTTCGGCTGATGGAGGAGGTCTGTTCTTTGCCGCGATGGACATTTTATCTCGGGTTTCTTGTGATACAGGCACACTTCTATTTTTAGCGGATTCGCTAATGTTTTTTCGCCATTCTTCTGAAAATGGCGGCTTTTTTTTACCAACCTTGGCTATTGACATTTTCTTTTTTGCTTCATCCGAATGTTTTTTTCCAAGATTCACCTCGCTCAATCTTTTTCTAAATTCTTCCGACCTTTTTTGTCCGGTTTGGGCTTTTATTCTTTTTTCAAGATGCTCTTTTGACATCGGTCCAAGTTTTCTTCCGCGATTAGCATCTCCTATTTTTTTCTTCATTTCTTCGGTAATAAATCCGGAACCTCCACCGAGAGTAAGATTATAACCGTCATTGAAAGAATTATAATGCGATATCCAATATTTTTCCCGATTATCAAGAATTGTTTTGTCTGGAACGCACTCTTCCAATATTATTTTGTCAAAATTTTCATAGCCATATTTACAAAGAGAGTTGTATAATTTTACCTGCTGTTCGCAATGTGGATTCTTGTAATATCTATTCCATCTGCGATAAATATTTATACTTTGACCAATATACCATTTATTTGTCAATTTGTTGCGAAGACCGTATATCCCGCTTACGGCGATATGCTTCTCTGCCTGCGGCTCGTTCTTTGTCTGGGTGCTTCCAATAACTCCGCATTCGGTATTCTCTGTTGCGTTCATCTTTTTGTTCCTTTGTTAGATTGTGTGATTTTCTACCCATATAACCTTTACTATAAATATAAGGAACAAATATAAATCTTACATAAATCTTACATAAATCTTACAAAAATATTTACCCTGCTAAACTCAACACGATGGCGTCTCTAACATCTTCCATACGCTTATCAGGATTTTTTATCTTATTAAGAATAGTCCAAGGCTTCATGTCATATAATTTCTCAACTTGTTCTTTTACAAACACTTTTGACTTTATTCCTTTGATTCTTGCTATGCCAAATGCTTTCTTTCGTGCTGTTTGAGCATGTATGCTTTCTACTTTCAATTTATAATGGTTTTCTAAGATATAACCAACAACTGCCTTGTTTTTAACAAGTTTGATTATAACTTGCTGCGAAGTGCCTCCACCAGCAAATCCAAACAAGCTTTCTTCAATCATTATTTTTTCAAAAGTTTGATCTTTTAAAGCAGTTATAATAAGTTCTGCTTTAGCAGCATACTCAATCACATCAGAAATATCAACAAATCCAGCACCAATAATAATCTTATTTTCTGATACAGCCCAACCACAAGTTGTGGTGGATAAATCCAATCCCAATACTTTCATATAACCTTTTTATAAAACTATATTACAAACGACCAGATGGTGCGTACTTCGTGGTATTAATACCTTTGGTATCAATGTAATTAAGTCCAGCACCCGTAAATTGAGTTATTTTTAGAAATTGCTTGATTTTGAAGTTTTTTTGGACCGCATCGTTTCCAACAAAATGGTCGCTTCCGTTGATTGCATCGGTTGCAGCTGCCGGTTCTGTACCAGCATCCTTTGCATTAAATGTGCGACTGTGGTCGCCCGGTGCCATTGCGAGTTCCGATGTTGCTTCATAGCGTTGTTCAAGTGTCATATATATGTTCTCCTGTTGTTTATTATAAATATAGTGTTATGTATCAAAACGGACAATAATATTGACTGGCCAATCAATTAAATTTTTTATAGGACGGCCAAGTTTGCCAACTGCCACAAGTTGATTGTCTTGATATAATCCAATTGTTGTGACACATGGTGACAAAAATGAACCAGTTGCGTCATATGATGAACTATATTGATAGCCAATAAATTCTGGATTGACTCTGAATGGATCATTTCCACAATATGGATTTAGATAATCTTCAATATCTTTCACATATCTACGAGCAGAATCTGATGTGAGATATTGTGCCAAAGTACTTGGATTCAATCTCTTCAACACATACAGTGCCAATATATGACCATCATTCATGTTGATATTTCCATCACCGTCAATATCTAATAAACCAGTATCATATAAATTATTTGTTATAAATTGATATGCGGTGTTGGTGAACGCAGACAGATATGAATATTTAATACTGGATGCTGTATCATCTTCTTGTTGTAATACATCTTCGGATTCTGTTTGAAGAATATCATTTGCCCACCAACTGAAATCGGTGTTTGTATCTTGTTCCAAAACAATACCATTGTCATCCAACACATAATCTGCATAAAACTTCTTGAGCTTCAAATATCTCATGATAAGATCCACATCTTTATGATCAAATACACCATCTTGATTTACATCAAATGTAAGAGGATTTGGCTGCAATGAAGTTGGGTTGGTACTATAATTGAATTCACCCGGTCTTATTGATACAAGATATTCATGTTCATATATTGTATGAGCACCTTGATAATCCAAAGTAAATCCACGAGAACCCGTTCCTGTCATTACATCATGATACATTGATGATGTATTGGTGATTGCCAAATGTCCATTCTTATAAAATACATTGCCAATCTTTGGATCAGCTTCATATTTGTTCATGTCATACACAAACACAGAACCAGAATATGATGATGAAAATGAACCAGATTGATTTACTGGATCAATTATCTGTGAATAAGATGCCAGCGATGCAATATTCACAATTGGTGCACCAACGCACATAAAATCAGATGCAATAGAAACAGAATATCCATATATGTTGTATGGATGATTTTCTTCTTTGTTTCTTCTCAATTCACCAGCTCTATACCAAGCATCATTTGTGAAATCAAAATTATACAATGTTACTCTACCCAACACAGAATCTAAAGAAGCAGAAGATTCGTAAGAATAATTTTCTAATATATAAGAACCACTGGAATATACCACAGTTCTACCCAAAGTATCTGGTAGAGATGTCACCGCCGCTATTGTGCCATCAATAGACACGGCATGTCCAAAATTATTATTGGTCAAATATTCTCTGTTTCCAAATGTTTTGGTCAGAAGGTCATACTGCCATGTCAAACAGTCCGAGTTGTATCTGTAAGTGTATAAATAAGCTGCACCAAGAATCATAGCACTTCCTGTATATTCATAATATGGCTTAAACGCCTTGTCTGCTTTGCACCCAATGATTACATTTTTTCCGCTTATATCTACACTATAACCAAACATATCTGATACAGTATCAGACACATCAACAGAATATTCCGGTGCATCAACATTCAAATCACCGTAATCTAAAGTTGAGGTGAATAGTTGATTTTGGCTCCAAGATGCAGTTGGACATGCAGATAGAGATGCTGATTGATAAGAACAGGTGAACACAGCTGCATAACCTTTGCCGATTTTGTTTGTTCCAACAATCAACCGATTTGAATCCAAAGATACACACCAACCAAAATTGTCACCGACAGACTGATTGCTTGGAGTGATTGTAGTTTCATACACCCACGTGTAGTTACCAGAAACAAAAGTTGGTGTATAACTTTGTGAAGCAATATACGAACCGGTTTGCAGTTCTTTGCAAAAATCTTCTTGTGTAACAACCTGCATCCACACCGAACCTGTATCAATATTTTGACACGGATATTCAGAATCCATGTATCTCTTCTTTCTGTACAAATATACTGCACCCCTACTGCCGCTAACACCCGTAGCACCAACCGCTAATATATCATTGTCTATGGCAACTGAAGTACCAAATCTGTCTCCATCACTGTTTCCTTTTAGAATATTAATTATTCCCCAATTATCTTGACCACCCTTGTATCTGTCGTAGACACACACAAAACCGGGATATATACTTGAAGAACACACTGAACCTGTTGGAGAACCAACCGCCAAGAAATTGTCTCTTATACACACAGATGTACCGAACGAGTCTTTAAAATATGAAGATGTATCAGTCAAACTTTGAGTAAATGGAAAATGAATCTTTGCAATTGGGCGATGATGACCCAGTGTTTCATCATACTTAAATAACGCAGCATGACCAATACGATAATCGGATAAACTATAAGCATCCATTGATGAACCAACCGCAACATATTTTGACCAACAACTCACGGATTCACCAAAGTGTTCATTTTCAGGAAAAAATAAATCCTGGTGACTTCCTGTGTTTAATACCCATCCAGATCCACTTGATACTGGTGGAACATATGTTACTTGAAGCCCCATTGCCATATATTGTTTGGCATTTACATAATCAACATATTGCGTGGAACCATTACTGAATGTTACATAAAATAAACCACTGCCTGTATCCCACTGTGAAATTGATACATAAGTGTCTCTTATGGCTTGTATCTCTGCCGTTGATGGAAAGTGAGATCCTGTCACATACAAATTGGTATAACCATCATCGTAAATTTTTAGCGTTTGGTGGATGTTGGAATCATCCACAATTTTAACTGTATCTGGTATAACCTTTTCACCATATACATTATGTTTCAATGTAGCGGTTACGATACGATCATGAATTTCTCTCACTTCCTCTTTTCCAGTTTTTGGGTCTTGCGTATATGCTTCAACGCCAAATAATTTGATTGGTTCATCCGCATTCTTATAAAACATAGCATCAGTCATGCTATGTATATTTCTGGCATATTTGCCGGACGAATTTATTGGCTCATTTGAAGAAACATAGTATATGCTGCCAGAAGGATAAAAGGGGGTGGAAAGTTTCAGTCCTTCGTTCACTTCCATTCTTCCATTATAATAAGTGCTATCACCATATGCATTTACACTTGCAGAATCAATGCTTTGCATCGTCCAGTGTTTGAACGTGCTGAATGGTCTTACTGTGATGTCTCCCGCAGTGAACTGCTTAATCATATAGACATAAATATTTGTCTACACCGGGATTTACCCGTTACTCAAACATCAATTTTTATTTTCACCAAACATTCGTTGGTAAAGTCTTTGAGTAGTGGCTGACTCAACTTGGCAACAGCCACAAGGTCGTTGTTGTCATTATATAAACCAACTGTGGTAATATATACCTTTGGGTTGGTATAAAAATCGGTAAATCTTAACTTACCAATATCTTGAGAATTGCTTGGATTATCGTTATCGGATATTACAAATGTTGGATTGTTGCTGTAGTTGTATTCTTGGTTCTTCACTCGAACAAAGAAATGACGAGCAGGAACATATTCAGTTATTCTAGCTTTCATGCTACTCAATGCCGCACCCTTGTTTATGGCAGTAAATAATACGTTTGACATGCGCGAAAAATTGGTTCCCCACTCGTTTGCAGTATTCCAATACAAAGAGTATCCATCAACTTTACCAATCAATTCATGTACCTTCTTGGCGTTGAGAATGATAATACCCAAGTCTGGATACATCAAACCAATTCCTTGATAGTTTCTTGTGGCAAGCGAACCGGATACCAAGGTTCCTTGAAGTAAGTTGTATCTTTTTCCGCCGGATTGTACTCCGGTGTCAGGGTTGTCTCTGGAGTCGTCGATTATTGTTACACTGGTTGCAATGCCGCCAACACCAGAGCCGCTCAATGTCATCTCAAATTGACCGGGATCTAGTTTGTCTTTATACTTGGCATTTCTGAAAGAAATTGCGTAAATATCATCGGCGTTTGTTACCGAACCGGAAATTGAAGAAGTTGCAAACGTGAACTTATCATCTCCCGGTGACAGCAACAAATTTCTATATTGATTGTATATTACCTTGGTTGGAAACAATAAACTGCCTTGCGAAGAATTTACATCAAACGCGGAAGAACCCGAGCCAGCATAATGACCATATGCAATTGAAAAATAAATGTCCGAACTTGATGATCCTGTTGGAGCATCATATACGTTGGTATAATACAATCCATTTAATGGTTCAAAAAGAGAAGAAGATTGTTGTGTTTGGCGGCTGCTGGTATAAAATGACGACCATACCGACTCACCGTCGCTCCACAACCCAGTGGAAACTGGTTGAGTTCTTCCGGCCACTATGTCTGTTGAATCAAATTGTTTAAAAATCATTGTGGTAAATTATTAAGAGGACGTGGTTCCCTTTACATTCACACTAACCGGTATTGTCACAGAGCCGCCGCTTTCATTTCCAATCACCGTGAGGGTTGCGCTCAAGGTTTGTGTCAATGCCGAGTTTGGAACAAAACGGAAACGAAGACCAAGGCTAACTTGTGCAGTCGTCGAAGAAACGTCACCAATGAAAGTTGGAATGGTTGCGGTTGTAACATTCTGAAGTTGTTCACCGATTATTGTACCAGCCGATTTGTTGGACAAAATTGCCGTATAACCGAGAGTTGTGTTGTAAACTGGGTTGGTGGATGGAACAATGACCACTTCACCCTTATAGTCCTTGTCCACATAAATTGCGCTTTGTCCGAGAGAAATTACTGGGATCGAAGTAACTCCGGACGGAAGAGTGACGAGCTTATATTTCAACAATTGCGTTTCGTCGGTAAACGCCTCAAACACAGGGGTATTGCGAATAGCTAAATCATAATAGGCAGAACCTTGTGGATGATTTGGTTGATACAGACGATAATCAATTTCGTCGTCGGCCAAGGCATATGACTTGATATTCAACCCGCCATTTGCCGCAAGTAGCTCTCTGCCTTTCTTTGTCAAGACCGCATCTACTGTTATTATTTCATTATTGATATACGCCATATAGTGTTACTTTCTCAATAAATATATATCCGATTGCTTTTTTACCATTTTTATACTGTTTTTGTTTCAATTGGGTCAGAGTTATTCAACAATCCCGTTTTTACATCAACAGTAGTTTTTTTATTTTGGCTGTTCTTCTTCCATTTAAACCGTGTATTTGTGTTGTCATATGAGTTTATCTCTTTTATAGAAAACTGCTGTTTACCGTATTTATGATGATTATTGAAATATCCAATCAGCAATTCAGCATTTTTGGGATAATATAACATGGATATATTTTTTCTATAATTAATACTAGACGGCAGTGAACCGAAGAAAGTACCTGATGTTCTATACTTGAAGTCATCAGTAACAGGTCCAGTGCCAGATGACAAAAATGTTGTATTATACTTTGCATAATTCAATGTAGCCGGAACTCCACCGAATATACTTCCAACGAAATGATATGTTCCGCCAGAATAACCAAAAACTCCGGTATAAATAATTGGATATGCCGAAACATAATCAGAATTTATTAAAATACCGTTTGGAAGTATCACACCATTTCCGGTTGATCCCCAAACAGACCCAGATACTATCCGTCCATTCAATGAATGTGCAGACGATACTGTGTGTGATATTACCGAACCGGTTGATGGTGGTGTGAAGCTCACACTTCCACTATAGTATATATCTTCATAAGAAATTGCCGTGATATATGAAGTCAATGTTGGCAATTTTGCCAGATTTATTTTGTAATAAGAAGATGATATTGTCTGAACCGTTCCGTTCAAATTGACATTGATTTCATGATCATTCAACGAAGATGTGTTGGTTGGCAGATTATATTTGTTGTATACTTGATATTGTTTTTTTAGTTTGATCACATCCGCTCTATAATATTCTCCATCATAGTATGTCAATCCATTGTCCGAATATACTCCAAATCCGTATTGGTCTTCGTCGGTTGGAAAAAATATTTGATTCACGTCACTTAAAATTGACGCTCCTTCATTTTTTGTCACTAAAGTATATTCCAATTTTGGCGACTGTGCTCCAAAAACTTCACGGCGAACTTCTATGTGTGATTCTTTTTGTTTAATGGTTTTTTGTATAATTGGTTTCAACTGAATCTTTGAACGCTCCAAGATGGATGGTTCAATCAAAATACCATCAACAAGGTTGGCTCTGGCCGGAACAACCGACTTTATATATTTAAACATCGCTTTGTCAAAGTAGAATCTTACCACGTTCATAAAGAACTGATAGTCTATTGCACCAAATCCTTGGTCGTAAAATATTTGCTTGAATTTTTCAAATCTAGTGTATGAACTTGCATACACATATGACGGATCTCCAATCAATTCAGACAGAGGATAATTTCCAAAGAACTTTATTATTTCTGTGTTTTGAATTTCGGAAGGAGAAAAGAATATACCAAGTCTATTAGATCCCACGCCAACAAGTTCACTTGATTGCAGGGACGATCTTTCGGTTGAAGACAAGTTTGATATCAATTCTTGTTCAACATAATTTATTTTATTACTGCCGAACTTACCGGCACCATAATCTGGTAATTTTACTGTCTGCCTCGAATCCTTGCGAGTAAACTGCCACGGAAATGCTGATCCATTTGTAGGATCACATTCGCTGGTTTGTGTTAAAGGAATATTATTTTTTGGGAAGTTTATTGCAACAAACGTTGGAAAGTCACTTCTGAACGACAAATTATTTAAGGTGGTGGAGTTTGATTGTGCATACAATTCCAACGGACGTTCAAACGATATTCTGATTAGATTGTCAGAAATCACATCTGCCGGTGAATTCATATCATATGCATTCTGATGCAATGTGTGATTTTCAAAAACAGAATCGCTGACAGGAGATTCCCAAATCTTTATTTCGTCAATATTTCCAAAAAATGCTTCTGGATCAACATTTAAAGACGCGGTGTTCTGGTTATAATTACCAATATATACGTGCGAACCAGAACGAAATTGTGTGTTGTAACTACCACTCAAATATTGACTTGCGGTTGTAAAAAATGTAATTCTCGAATCTTCGGCACGTTGAAGATATACATCATACTTGATTGGATACTGATCAATTTGCGACGGAGTAAAATTGTAAACAGAAAACTCTTGAGATGCGTCATTGCGGCGAAGCATGGCATGATAGGTGTTACCATCAAACACCGGTGCCCTGTTGGTCATGATCGTCTTTACGCTTCCGGAGCCATCGTCCAAGCTAAAGAATAATTTTCCCCAATCCAATCCTTTGTCTCGATACACACCTACTAACCAACTACCTGGACACTCCGCCAGTCTGAACACATGTCCAACGTCACTGGTTTTGGTCGTATCAAACGCAAAGTTGAATTCTAATGTTTGAGCACTTCCAGTCCAGTTGACCTTGAAATATTCTGCACTTCCACTGAAATATGGTTCATATTTTACTTCATCAATTACATACTCGGAAGTATCTTGTAGATTGTGTACATTTTTAATTCCACCATACTCTTTTATTTTTATGATATTCTTTGGTATGCCAAAACAACTCAACAATGATGACAATGAAGCTTCCGTGCCCTTGGTTTTGTAGATATATGGTAGGGTGTTTAAAATACGCTTCCAGATGATTTGATTGCGTTGTTCTTCAGACAATTGTCTGGCTTGGTTATACAACTCCGAGCCAACATCAAAATCATTTTGATTGAATGAAGACAGCAGCAGTGGAAGATTTTCACTAGAAATCTCTGCTTCCCACCCAAGCGATGCCAGCATGTCTTCAACAATGTCCACAGAAATACCATAATTTGGACTGTTGGAATAATTGTTTTTCTCGGTTATTTGTTTGATGGTCAAAGAAAGATTGTCAAAGAAATGACCAATCATACCAACAAATTTTATATAATCAACATTATCGTCCGATTGTTCCACCATGAATTGTGGGAGATTATTAATTAAAGAATTTCCATTGTTGCGATCATACAAAGACGCAGAACCAATATGCTCCGGATACCACGCGGGATTATTGTACAAGAATTTCTCATATCCGTCCATTGAAGTTTCAATGTTGTCTATTTCCGTATTTGCGTCTGTTTTTTGTTTTATATAAAACAGGTCGTCTGGATTTCTATCAAGCTCGGCTGTAAAATATTCCATGTCGCCTTGCAATTTTTCAATCTGCGATTTTTTTGTATCAAATGTTGAAATTCTTAAAGTCGCGGATGAAAAATTAACAAAGTTTCCAAAATTTCTGTAATTTGTGTTATCAACAATGGTATCAAATGGAACACTTATTTTGGAAACAATTTCATTATAGGCACTGCCGGTTTGATTTATCAATTGCTCCATTGATAAAGTTTCCGTGGCATTTCCTTGGCTTTCAATCCTGACCAAAAAATTTGGACCCTTCAACGGAATCGTTTGTATATTTGGTTTGGTAAAATAATATAAGTTCTGAACTATTGGAAGAAATCCAAAGTTGTTTGTGATCCAGAAATCGTCGCCAACCGATATTGATGCTGGTAGGGGATCGCTCAGTTTCAATACCAACTTATCGTAAAATCTTGGGTCGGAGGCGGAGACCACCTTCTTGTTTAGAATGGAATATTTTCTATCTCCGTCAAAATTTATATAATTCTTGAAATATCCCGACAAATATATGTTGTGCTTTGCTTCTATAACATAAATCTTTGGATAAAAAATGAGATTGTAATAGATATACCCAAGAAATTCTATTATAGAGTTATAATCATCCGGCTTTCTGTTGGTTATTCTGTTGAGTTCTTGATCAACTATGAATCTGAATATGCTATAGTAGTAGTCGCGGACATCTTGGAAATTAGAACCCGATTCATAATTCTCATATAGCCAGTTTTTAAATTGATCATATATTCCCAGAATGTCATTGGTAGAAATTTCACCATCGTTGCGTATATTTCCTTTTCTTACTCCATAGAATATGTCCGTAAGAAAATTTATAACATCAATGTCACTGTCATTTTCGGAACTCCGAGCATTCAGTCCGTAATTATACTTAAAACTAGCAACACCGGTTTGATATTGATCTTTGGCGGCGTAATACAAACTATATATAGGAGATGAAGAAATAGAATCAGTAATATTCTTTGCGATTTCTTTTATCTGAAATTGATAATTTGAAAATACATTAAATTCATCAACCGTATTTGATTGTATTCCTTTCAATGTTTTTGGAATTACCGCTATCTCGGTTCTTGATGTAGAGATTGTATCTATTATCAACCTTTCATCCGATCCAGATTCCGTTCCAACCAAATTTCTCAACAATTCTATGGAAACCTTGTAATTTCCGTCGGTTATTCCCAGCTTGTTCAACTCCTTGGACATATCCAAGAAAAGAGAACTTGTTGAAATGGACCCCGATATATTCGCTGAATCGGATGTCCCCGAATAACCCGTTGTTGAGGTTATTAGAGGAAATGTACTGTTAAATTTCTGATATGAATAAGTAACATATTTATTGGTTACATCATAGTATGACTGGGTGTTTTTTGTATACGAACCGGATGACACAACCACAGATGCAGTAATCTGAGACTCATCAAAGTTGAATACAGAAATCTTTATTGCGTCTTTATCAGATTCTCCAAACGGAAAATTAACATAAGTTTGGTTCTCGGTGTAAAACTTCAGATCGTTTTCAGAAAAAGTAGAGCCAACATTCAAAGAAGATGTTGATTGGGTTCTATATTTTATATCTGTGAGTTTCATAGTTCTTTGAATGTAACATCATATTTTGTTTCCACTTTGGTTGGATCATACACAACATTCTGTAAAGGAATCATTATTGATGATGAATACAACTGACCCTGTATGTTTTGTATAATCAAATTACCGTATGAATCTATGTTTGGAACAATTGAACCAACGGAATACAGGGTTTGTACATCATCTTGATTATAACCTGTTAGATTTGGATTTGCGTTCATCTAGAAATCTTGAATGCGGTTGGAACGGTGAATGTCAATATAGACCCGCTTTGCTCCGAACGAATTTCTACCTTGTAGTATCTTTCTTGAGGAAGACCGGTTGTATCCAACATAAAATAGTTTCCGTATGAATCAAAACTCAATCTGGTATATTCATCATATGGTAATATAGACTCTTCGGTTTCGGCATCTTTAATAGAATAGAAACTTGAACTTGGTAAATAATATGGAGTCAAATAATCCGAAAGTTTATTGGTAAATGTTTTTTGTGGATAACGCTTTCTTGAAGTTACATCCATTCTCAAAATAGAACCGTGCTTATATTCTTTAGCAAGATTCTTCATATCAACAACAGCATCTCTTAATTGAATTGGATCTGCGCTACCGGTTTCAATGATAGCATCTGCCCATGAAACATCTATATACGGAGAATATATTGTATTGGTTTCTTTAGAGAAGAATCTTAATTTTCCATAATCAATAGAACTTGATTCGTCGCTATGTAATATAATCAATCCATTATTTTTAATTCCACTTGTTAGCCATGCTTCTACAATTGAAGTTACATCCATACGAACATCGCTAGTTTGATAATCAAACGATTGAGTACAAGCATATCCACCCGTTACTGGTGATATATAAGATGAAGTTTCTGGGGGAACATAAATGTCTCCGCAGTTTGGAAATGGATTGTATGAATTATTGTATGGCGGTTGAGCATATCCAGAACCAGAACCTAGTAGGCTTGATGAAACCCACCACACACCACCTCCGCTGCAATCTGTCAAGGAACCGCTCATCCATTTTTCAGAGAATCCATCAGAAAACTTCCAATTTGCTCCATCAGACGCAGCTTGACCATCGTATTTGTATCCAGAACCCATTCCCCACGATTGAGAAATTGGATATGCCGCGAGTGTATATTTTACAGGAACTTCTTTAGATTCACATGTTTTGAGAACAAGATAAAAACGAGGATTTACTATTTCGTTGCATACTATAGAAGCAGACACGTCGCTCAAATCAAATTGCAACAATGCTCTGGACAATACAGCACCTTGAGTAACTTGACTGGTTTGAATATATGAACTTGATACAACTTTTGGATCGGTTGAGCCTGAATTAAAAGAGCCTGACATAGATCCACTCAAAAGTTCAATGCTTGAACTGGTAAATGAAATCAATGTGGAATATGTACTATTGCTTGAGCAGCTGCCATAAGACACCCGTTTTTCCACTTCAAGAATTTCATCCAACCCCATGTTCTTGAACATATATGACGGATCGTTGCTGATGGTGGTGTCTTTGGTTGGATATAAAAAGTAATGCATATACTATGTTCTTTACATTATAAATATACGCCCCAACCAATAAATTTGACCTAAATTAACTCACACGTCCCACAATGTCTTTTGTTGGAAATCTTACTTCAAATATAGACGGATCAATTGATGGATATACCACCTTATCCAATGTAGCTTTGACTATATCATATTCGTATGGAGAATAATCACCATCCCGTAATGTCAAATTTTTGATTTTCAACGAAGAAACAGATTGTACACCGCCGATCTTGGCAATTTCAAGCTCCAAACGACTAAGATTAATTGGTTGACAGAACTGAATATTGTTTATATCAAAGAATTGTTGCACCAAAGTTAAACAGTTTGCCAATACTTCACGTTTGTTATAATTTTTATAAGCAATGATGGTGAAGTCCACCCCGATATTTATTATATATCCATCCAATAAATTTACACTGTCTGTTAACATGCGATATTGATTGAGATAGTTCTTGAGATTTTGGCGAATTGCCTCATTGGTATTTATCAAACGCTGATTGGTATCATAACCAAGCAAATATAGATTGATAGCAAATGGATTATTCTGGTTGATATTCTTGCGATTTGTATTTTCCGCTGAAAATGAATTCACAGACAATTGGTTTGGTTGTGGTTGAATATACGAAGAATCCAAGTTGGTATCCGCTACGGCATATGCTTTGGCAATTGAACCATATTTTGAAGGCATTGCGTATGTTCTTACAACATAATCTTTTTGGGTCACTGCTCGGCCTTGTGCAGAAAAACTTGATAATGCATTGTTGCGAATTTCATCATTGGTTTCTGAACCGCGACCACCAGAAGCAGGAACTGGGTTGTTTACTTTTACAGAACGTCTAACCAAATTTGTCAACCCCTGTTCAAATACCGGCAATTCTGTGATATCTCCAAAGAATTCTACGTTGGTGATGTTCTTGATAGTATTGGCGTTAACATTGCTTTCTAATCCCCCGCCGGTTATATAACGAACGGTCAATGTTGTGTTGCTTGGAGCTTGTCCAAATGCTCTGGACGACAGAAAGTTTGCTGGGTCATAGTTTATGCTCTCATTTCTGAATGTGTTTGGCTTTCCAACCGTATATATATTTGGAACAATAATCTCGTCGTCGGCAATATTTGTTCCGGAACCAAATTCTAAGAATGTTGTATTGTCTGATTCAACTCCTGTAACAAATCGTTTGGATGTGCGAAGATACTTCAACAAGAACGGAACGGTGTCTCTGTGTGAAGAAAGTGACATATCGTTTTTGTATATATTCTCACTTTCAATTGGCACCAAATCTTGTGCAAGATAATCTGTTTCATGCCACCGATTTCCGTCAGAATCATATACATCAAAAACTTCAATGATATTTGTTTCAGAAAGATATATTTTATAAAATGGAGATGGTGCTGATATGCTCACGGTCTTGGTTATCAATTGACCCGAAAATGCTTCAGCGGACTTTTTTAATACATAAAATTCTGGCTGACCAGCAGCGTTGCGTTGATATACAGAAACTTCAAGTGGATCGTTCTGAGTATCTACGGTAAAGTCCACCGGCACACTTGTTAAAAATGAAACGCCAGAATCGCTGGTAGCAGACATACCCGGTTTTATGATTTGAGCATAACTCATATCCGGAACAATGCTACCGTCTTCTGAAATTTTTGATGGCACCAATTGATATACATCAAAATTTGTGACGCTGGGTGCGGTTGGTTTTGACTTGTAGCCCAACGAACGAGCAGAATCAATAATATTTTGACGCTCTTCTGAATTAACCAACATAGATTCTTTGAATTGATAATCTATGTAGTATGATAATACATCACCAACATAAGCCGCCATTTCAATATACATCATGCCCGGCGAAGCATCACTAAAATCCTTGTATGTGTTTGGATAATATGTTTTAGAAAAATCAATCAAAGACTGCTTCAATTGAGAGAAGTCCTTGCTGAGATATTTAATATCTCTTTTTCCCGGTTGAAAAGATTTTGGTGTGTCTAAAATCATATATTATTTGTGTTCATACCAACCTGTAATGTTTGTTGTTCAAAAACTCCAATGGATGGAACGGTGAATACAACAGACACATCCAAGCGATTATAATTATTATCTTTGTTATTCAACACAGACACAGATTGCACATTCACATAACTCATCCATTTGGCAATGTCTCTGCGAATAGTACTATCAATAATTGGAGTCATGTCATCTGTAATATTCTCAAACAAAACATTCCACAACCCAGAACCAAAATCTGGATTCATTCTGCGTTCTCCCTTTTTTGTTTTTAGCAACAAATTTAAGTTGGATTTTACTTGTTCAATTACACTATGACTTTGGTTAAAATAACCCTGCGGCCCATGTGTGATGGGAAGAACTATACCATAAGTCTGTGTTGTATTTGCCATTTTTATGCAGGTCTACCTGACTTTGCTTTGGCATCCATTGCCTTCATCAATTTGGAATAGTCTCTGGTCATAGCGTTTGCTACGGCGGCAATATCCTTGTTTTCGGCCAACACTTCTTTTGGCATATTTTTTATAGTGTCTATAACGGAAGGAACGGATGCCGAATTTTCGTCCGGTACTCCGCCAACCGTCTCGTTCAATATTTGGTTAAATATTGGGTTTGACGAAAAAGTTCTTGGTGCTTGTACCGGCGATTTCTTGATAGGTGCCTCGAAAGTAACCAACGGCTTATTTCTTTGTGCAGAAGCCTGAGATGGTTCTTTTTGTTCGGTAATAACTGGCTGGGCGGTGATTCTTTCCGCCAATACCTCCATGAGATATTGAGGAAGAGAGTTATTTATCTCTTCTCGTACAACCGTTCTGATGATTTCTACTAGTTCTTTCTTGTTCATATATATGATTCCTTTATAAATATAATGTATTTTTGATAATTATCCCGATGGAGGGAAACTGAATGCACTTATTTTATCATTTGTGAATGACGTGGCACCCGAAAGTGTATTGTTTATTGGCGGTGATACCGCCGACAGGTTTAGATTGGCAATTCCACCGGAAGTATTTTCTGCCACGGCACCAGAAACAGTGTCTCCAACCGCACTAGTTGCACTGGAAGCTGCATTTTGGATGTTTCCTTGTATTCCTTGAACTTGATCCTGTATGGATGATATACCGGTCTGGCCCATAGCTCCGCTTACCGCATCACCGACTTGGTTTTTTAAATCGCCAACCGCCTGATCTACCATATCTTCAACAAGCGACTTCAATATTGCACCGGGATTTCCCGAAGATAATGCGGAAATTATTGCAATTGCCCCACCCACCATTGCCATGTTTATTTTAAGACCAGGTGCAAATGGCGGAACTATAGTTGTGTATTTTGTAATTTTATCGGCAATAAACTTTGGTCCGGCACCAAGAAGAATACCGGCTTTATCCAAACCTGGAAAGCTTGGCATGTTTGGCAAATTCAAACTTGGAAGCGGCGGCAGTGATGCTGCAAAATTTGGAAGAGATGTTGATAATCCCATGGTACCCGCGATACCTGACAGGGAAGTTGGACCTCCAAACGCCGCCGATATACCACCAATCGTCGTTGGAGCCCCGAAACTTGCAACAGCGCCTGACAATGTTTTTGGAACCCCACCAATTGTTGAGGAAATTCCAGAAACAGATGCAATGGAAGATAAAGAAGAACCCGCTCCGATAGATATTGTAGGAGATTTTAAAATTGATAAACCGGTGGTTGTCACGCTGTTTGTCATAGCAGACAGAGACGTTGGTGGACTGAAAGACACGGTTGGTGCGGAAAATAATGGAATGTCTGGCATATGTTAATCAACTCCACCGGCAACAAACACTCTACCACTCATGAGTGAACTCAATTGAGAGCGAAGAGCCAGCAAACTAATCTGGGATGCTTGCAGAGACAGCAATTGCTCCGCCCACAAGACTGACGCGGGTGGTAATATAGGAAGTAGGGTTGGGCCAGTTTTGGTCAAATGTAAGTGAGTCTGTAGGGCCATTAGGACTTGAATTTGTGTATTGACATTCAATAACATCCAATCGCACATTGAATACATCCAAGCCACCGTACTTCTACCCAACAACGCTGGCTCATATGTTTTCCCATGGTCTCCCAAATATATCTTAGGAGAATTTATTGTCGCCGTCTTTAATGCGGTTATCGTCATTCTATCAAAGCAGGATATGGAAATTGAGTCGTCACTTGTCATTCCAATTTTCTTTTTCGAGAAGAAAAACATTTCATTAGCTTTCGAAGAAAACACCAACCTATCGCTGTTTATCACAATCTGATCACCGTCCAGTTTTGGTAAACTAACCAACTTGTTTCCTCGTATTATTGCGTTCGTTGTCGTGGGTTGAAAATTTGATACAGTTTTTCCAGAAGTTATATGAACAGACGATCCATCTTTATTTATATCTTCTTCAATGTATCCTTTTGCTGTAAATCCTTCTGGATTTTTGATTGGTGCTTGACGATTACGCAAAATAATCTTTGGATTTCCGCCACCATCTTCATATTCTCCTTCTATACCAGAGTCATTGTTTCTGTTGTCATCGTATGCTCCAAATCTTATAGAAGATCCAAATCTTGATTCTAATATAGTATCTCCTTCATATCTTTTTAGAGCACGAATCTTTGGATTGAATTTAAAATAGTTTCCCAATACTCCTGTATAATTTTCTCCACCAGAAAAATTCAATGTCGATTTTGGTCCAGTGTATGGTTCTCCGTTGTTGTATTCATCTGTATTTTGATCTACCCAACCAGAAACGCGCTCAGTTATAAAACTGGCATTGCTATTTACAACCGATTTGAAGTTTAATTTACGAGAATAAAAATAGCTTTCCATATATCTACCAACAATCACCATTTCATTCATCAACGGCCACTCGGTTATACCAGTATTTTCAATTGGATATGCCCAACCAAGTTGTTCTTTATCTTTACCTCTTTCACTGTTCAAGAATCTAAATTTTATTGCACCAACTTGACCATAATCATTTGTTCCAGCAACCGGTTCACTGCCATCTATGTTCGGTGGAAAATCGTTAGCATCCAATTCATCTGTGAATGCTGGATGTTTATCGTCCAATATAATATCCAGCACCACCGCTTCTTCCAATTCAAAGAAATAACTTGTATCAGGTTTGCGTTCAATAACGAACCTTTTTGAAGCAAGCATGTCATCTTGCTTTATGTTGAGGTCACTTCTGCGTTCTGTTTCTGTGTATGACATTATTTAGGTTCTGCTTTTGATTTTTCTGGAGACTTCATTGTTTTGGCGGTTTCTTCTATAGCCGACATGAGTTGCTTTTTTTCTTCTTCTGTCAATATTGTACCACCACCTTCGCCGTCCGGTCCAACCTTACCAGACATCAATCGTTGAATAATTGCGGCAAGTTTGATTAGTTGCTCATCATTGCGCACAGACACATCAAAATATTCCTTGAGCAACGGAACGATTGTAACAGCGTCATTTACAGTCTTGATCATGTCTTTTAGGTCGGTAATCAATATGTCCAACTGATCTTTCTTTTGTTCTGAGTTATTTATAATATCTTTGCACAAAGAAGCAAAACTTTTTCCCTTATAAATCTCAAATTCATATGTTTCCATGCCTATAAATAGTTATTGAGTGAGTATTTTTACGTTGGTTGTCAAGCATCAATACCAGTTATTTTTCCGGTGTTATAATATTCCTCTCGTATTTTACGCTGTGGCTCCATGAGCTTATTTATAACTTTTGTAATGTGTTGAGTTTGGCAGTCTGCGATTTCTCGTATATATAGATACAATGCTTTTTTATTGAATATATCAATACGATCAGCATTTCTGAATATTTCAACAACTGCATTTGCAATCTTCAAGTCACGATCTTTGGTAAAATACTTGCCCACATTTTGGTCCCAATATTCGACCATTAGTTTGATAAACTCACGTGCTTCACTTTCTTGTTTTTCGTGTTCTGGTTGAACCACAAACTCACCAGAGTCTCCGGTTTGTTCACAAATCTCAACGTGTTTCTTGAAACGACGATATGTTGTATTATTGTCCAAAATAAACCAATGTTTGGCTACAATACTAAAATAACTGAATGCTTTGCCTTTTCCTTTTTCATATTTGCTCATGTTTGCAACCATATGTGAAATGGCTTGTTTCTGAATATCAAGTGGACTTACATCAGCATAACTAAACTTGAATGTATTATAAATGTTTTCGGCTATTTTACCAAAAGCACCTTGTATCTTTTCGTTGTATATTTTATCTTTTTCTCTTGGATCTTCTGTTTCATTATAAGCAACAATAGCCGATTCTGTATCTGGTGTGAAGTATACATTAGAAAGCTTTTTTTCAACCCCCTCAACTGCCTCTTTTTTGTTCTTTTTTCCTTTTGGTCTACCACGTGGGCGAGAAATCTTTTCATTTACATGAAACTCCTCAGTATGCACAGTTTGTTTCTTGATTTTATTTTTAGGCTTTTGAGTTTTGACAACTTTTTTTGTTGGCTTAGATTTTTTTGCAATCTTTTTAGATTTGCCGATTTTTTTAATTTTATTCATTTTTATTATTTGAGTGTTTTTAATTTTCTTGGTCCCCGTTTTATCCCTATCATTGATAGAGATTTTCTCAGTTTCCGTTCATCTGTCCATTTTCCTTTTGGCCTGCCGATGAGAGATTTTGATATTTTGATCTTAGATTCTTCGCTCTGTTTAATGCCAATATGTGATTTTGATAATTTATTACAATGTTCCGATGTAAGAGATTTATTGATTCTACCCGCAGACATTCTCGCACGGGCTTCAATTGAAACATGATCGCTTCCAATTTTTTGTTTTGCTCGGGCAATTCTTATTTTTTGTTTTGTTTCTTCCGCGTGTTTTTTACCAAGCATTGGTTTGTGGTCAAATATACCTCCTGCGTTGCAATTGTAGCCATTTTTCAAAGAATTTTTTTCTTTTATCCAAAAAGTTTCTCTTTCATTTAGAATATTACGATCTAATTTGCAAAGTTCTAATATTATTTCTTCAAAATTTTCATATCCATATTTTAATATCGCGCGATATATTTTTGGTTGACCTTTACATCGTAACCCCTTGTAATCAGAAAATCTGTTTTTTATTTCGTTGCATGTTTGCCCAACATACCATTTATTTGTAATTTTATTTTTCAATCCGTATATCCCTATCTTTTTTTGTGTGATATCTCGCGAGATTATTGGCTCGTTCTTTGACGGCGTGTTTCCAATAACTTTGCATTCGTTGTTCGTTGTGTCTTTCACGTTTTTGATCCTTCGTTATATTTAATGGTTTTCTTCCCATATCAATAAATATAAAAAAGTTTAATAAAAATCACAAAAAAATCACAAAAATTTATTTTATTTTTTCGTCAAATTCATTTATAACCCGTTGAATTTCGGAGAAAACAAAACCAACATCGTCATCGTTTGAAAATAATTGTTTGTCATCCACCATCTTGAGTCGCTTTTTAACTTGCACAACCTCACCCCTAAAATATTCAATCCATTCTTCGTGTACTTCAATCTTTTTTAGCATGTTGTAGCATGCATATCCCAACGCACATGTTGATATGAAAAATAAAACCATTAATATTGTTATCCACATAAATTATTCCTCGTCTTCTTCAAGTTCCTCGGCTTCATAACCAAGTTCTTCTTTTAGTATTGTTAGAGCATCTTCAACGGCTGGCCAACTATGTCGTTCAAGTGCATGTTCAAGCAGTTCTTTTATTTCTTCAAGGTTATCAATGTTTATGTTCATATTATAGAATTTTCCAGCCTTGCTCCACGAGTTCCAAAGCCTTCTTGTATTTTATATATTGAGTTTCTCCGGATTTTTCCACCATAACTTTATCATTTCTTCCATGTTTCACTTTTTTATCGACCGTTGGAACAAAACGAATGCCTTCATCAATCATCAACACTCCGTTGGTATGATCTGTTTCATGCTGGATACATATACTTTCTAGCAAACCCAAATCCTTGCCCACAGATTCTTGGGTGATGGGGTCTGTATCTGGTCCAAATGAAAGAGGATTGGCATGATTGAGAGTGGACACCGTGACCTTCAGTGAACGAACTGTGTTGGTAAGCTTGCCGGGCAAACTCAAACAACCTTCGGTGAATATGAGTTTTTCTTTACTTGCCTCAACAATTGTTGGGTTCATTAGAATAATAGGCGGATTATCTTTACGAACTCTTACAATTGATACCGCCTTGGGTATTCCTATTTGTATGGCAGAAAGACCAATACCATGTGAAAGTGTATCCAAAGCCTCAATCAGTTTCTTGGCTATTTCTTCACCTTCTTGTATTGTTGATACTGGTTCGGTTTTTTTGTGTAGAATATCTTTATTTTTGACAATTTTGTAACTCATATTTTGTGAATGGTCGTATATACAATTCACATATATATGCTAAATGTTTATATTGTCAATACATAATAAACAAAATGTAAAGAATTATTCTTTGTGCATTTTAACTTTGCCACTTGATATGCCATGTGGATTGATTGGTGCTGGTGGCAGCAATGTTCTGAGCGTGCCGTCTGGAGAAATTGATTCTGGTGATACAACAACATCAACCACAACAGATTCATTGACCAAAACATCTTCTGCAACTGCGTCGGACGTTGGCGTTGGTTCTGGTGTGGACGTTGGTGCAGTTGTCGGCGTCGGCGTGGACGTTGGCGTTGGTTCTGGTGTGGACGTTGGCGTTGGTTCTGGCTCTGTCACAATCTTTGGTTGTTGTTTATTTTTTGATTTTTCACCTGTCCCAATCAATGTATTAAACGCCAAAATTAAACATATTGCCAATGGATCAAACACAGCAATAATGGTCCAAATAAAATAATTAACTGCATCGTCCAATGGAATGTTTAGACTTTTAGCAATAAATTTGAATGTGCCTACATCTGTGTTCACAATTTTTTGCTGTGTATCAGTGTTTTGTGCTCGTAACGCTTGTATATTATTTTGATATTCAGTTATCTTTTGCTTACTTTGTTCAGTCATTTCACCTTTTTTGGTGTTTAATGTAGCAATCTTTTCGTCTGTTTCTTTGTTGTATGCTGTTATAGATGCCGCAATTTCAGCACTTTCTTTTTCAACATTCTTTATATTTGTATCTATTTCACTTCTTTGAGATTTGCCGCGAGATTCAATTGCTACCACACGATCATTATATTCTTTTACTTGACCAGCATATTGCTGACGAAGTTTTTCTATTCTGTCTTGTGAAGATTTTATTTGAGTATCAATGTCATCACGTTCTTTTTGTTGTGATTGTTTGATTTCTCGCGCTTTGTCCAAGCCACCTTTTTTGAATATGTTTCCACTGCCTTGGTCTATCCATTTTTGTACTTCTTTGTCCAATATCTCAAGTCGTGAATTATACAGTTTTATTTGTTCAAGTTCTCTGCCAATATCAGAATCTGTAGATGATTTAGAAAGTTCCAATGCTTGTTTTGCCGATATTATATCAGCCGAAGCATCTTTGTTTGTGTCAGTTGATTTTCTTATAGTTTCTGTTTGCTGACTCTTTTGATTTATAAGCAAAGTACGCTGTTCAATTATTTTCTTTCTGTTGTCTTCAATAGATCGTATTTCTGCTTCATTATAAGTTGATGTCTTCAATGATGCTATCTCTTTATCCATTTCATTGATATTGGTTATATTTGCTTCTATTTGACGTTCATAGCCTTGTACAGCAATGGATGTGGTAGTATATCCCGCACTTAAATATCCATATATACCAATTGATGTTATAAACATAAGAAAAAATGTAGCCAATGTCATGTATGTTTTCATCCACAACCCTATGTCGTTCCATTTTTGTTTGAGAAATGTGGCAGTGATAAGTTTACCAATTTCAAGAGCACTTCCCATTATTATAATGGATATGCCGCCACCAACAAACAGCAGTTTCAAACCAACGATGCTAAAATAAGCACCGCACGCAGATATAACAATTGCACTCAATAATACTGAATATGCTAAAA